GTCGATCAAGCTATCGCCCGGTTTTCGGGAGAAAAAATCGACAACCCGAAACAGATTTGGTTGGTCGATCCGGCCCCGAAGGTTATCGAAAAATACGAGGAGGCCATTTCCAAACTGGAAGAGTACATGCAATCGCACGGTTTGGAGTGCAAGCCCGAGGAGGTCAATAATCTCCGCGGCGATGAGGCTCGCGCCGGATTTATCAACTGTTTCAAAGAGGTACAACGTTTCAAAACCCAGTTGGAACAGTATACAGATATAAAGGCGGATGACAAAGCCAAAATCGAATCGCTATTACCCGAAGACACGCTTCGGGCTTTCAAGGGGATGTATCTCGAAAAGGCCCGTGAACTGAAGAAAAAGCGAGAAAAAAGAGGTAGCAAAGAAGTTAGCCGGAGCTCCCCCGAAAAAGGGCGACCCCGGCGCAAAGGACCCATTCCTCGACGGACTGGGAGTTTAACAGGAGGTAATTTTAATGGCAGTAAATCTCGCAACCAAGTATTCAGATAAGGTCGACGAAGTATTCAGGCTCGGAGCGCTCACCACTTCGATGGCGGGCGGGAAGTACGAATTCACCGGAGCGCAGACCGTCAAGGTCTACAGCATGGGAACCGCTGAAATGAACGACTACAAGGCGACAGGCTCCAACCGCTACGGCAACCCCGAGGAGCTGGAGGACACCACCGAGGAGCTAACCCTCACTCAGAAGCGTTCGTTCACGTTCACCATCGACGCCACCAACGCGGTGGATTCCCCGGCGGGTATCCGCGACGCGGCAAAGGCGCTCCGCAGACAGCTCGACCAGGTAGTTATTCCGGAGGTGGACGCCTACCGCTTTAAGACCGCCGCGAACAAGGCTGAGCACGTAGCGGTCAGCGCCACCAGCAACTCCACCGCATACAGTGATTTTCTCGCGATAAACAGCGCCATCAGCGACGACGAGGTGCCTGCGGTCGGCAGAGTGGCGTACGTTTCCAACGCGTTCCTCAATGCGATAAAGCAGTGCGACGGCTACACCAAGGCTTCCGAGCTTGCGCAGAACATGCTCATCACCGGGCAGGTCGGCGACGTCGACGGCGTGAAGATAGTCGCTGTTCCCAAGAGCAGAATGCCCGCCGGCGCGTCGTTCATCATCGCTTACGGCGAATCTGTGTGCTCCCCGGAGAAGCTCGCAGAATACAAGATTCACGACAATCCTCCCGGTATCGCGGGTCATCTTGTCGAGGGTCTGGTGTACTACGACGCGTTCGTCACCGAGAACAAGAAGTGCTCCGTCGGCGTTCACTTCGGCGCTATGGGCGAGATAAGAGCGTCCATGACCGCCGCCGATTCCGGCAGAGGCAGGCTCAGGATCGCGCGCAACGCCGCCGGAAAGCTGATGTACAAGGCAGACAGCTCCGTCACTGTTCCGAAGTTCGGCGCGGCGGCGACTGGATTCACCGAGGTCCCTGCGGACGGCATCATCTCCGCGACTGCCGGAAACAAGGTCGCTGTAGTTTCCGTTGTGGACGATAAGGTCGTAGCGGCTTCCGCCGTATTCGACGCGGCGGTCGGCGCATGACCCCGCTTGAGCGCTTCAAGCTCCTCGCCGGGATAACGGACGATTCGCAGGACGGGTTAATAACCGCCCTGCTGTCGGACGCGGAGGATTCCGTCCGCGACTATATCGGGCGGGAGGAAGTCCCGGCGCGGCTGATATCCGTGCAGGTTCAGCTTGCAGTGATAGCGTACAACAAGCGCGGCGCTGAGGGGGAATCCTCCCGCAGCGAGGGCGGAATTTCCCAGATCTTCGACGGACTTCCGCCGGAGCTTCTTGCGCGGCTGAAAAACTATCCCAGAAAGGCAGGGGTGCTTTATACGGCTGATACAGAACAGACTTAAAACGCTCCCGCTGACCCGTCCTGCGGCCGTGAAAAGCGCCTACATCGGCACCGAAACGCGCTGGGAGCCTGCCGGAACTATACGCGCGGAAGTCCAGCCGCTCTCCGATAACGCCACCGCCGAACAGTACGGCGTGAAGTTCAGCCGCTCGGTGGAGCTTATCTGCGATACCGGCGCGGATATCCGCGAGCGCGACCGTGTGAAGCTCCCCGGCGGCACTTACGAGGTCAGAGGGGTGACTACCTACGGCAACGTCAGGAAGGCGGTGTGCGAGCTGGTATGACGATACAGGAGCTTATCAAGAAAATGCAGTCCATCCGCGCGGACAGCGGGAAGGTCCTCGACCGCGCCCTGCTCAGGGGCGGCGAGAAGATACGCGGAAACGCCGTCCTGCTCTGCCCGGTGGACACCGGAGAACTCCGGAACAGTATCCGGGTACAGCGGATCGCGCCGGGCGTAGTCACGGTCGGCACCAACAAGGAATACGCGATATTCGTGGAGTACGGCACCGGCACGCAAGGCGACCCGGGAGTGCCGCACACCGCAAAGCTGCTCTGGCGCTGGCAGGACGAACAGGGCAACTGGCACACCTCGCACGGGCACAGGGCGCAGTCGTTCCTCCGGGCGGCGGTCGGGAAGAACGAGGAAAAGAAGATATACGCCATTGTTGCGGAGGAACTGAGAAAGGCAATAGACAATGCTTGATATCAACATCATTATTCCGCCGCTGGTGGAAGATATCGTCCGGCTGGAGCCGCAGTTCCCGGAGATAGTTCCGGAATTCCCGCTGGCGATACTCACGCCGCTGGACATGGGTTCCGGCACGATAATTTCCGGCGAGGAACGGCTTGCGGCGGTGTCGTTCCAGGTGGACGTATACGACACGAAATTGCAGCGCTGCACTGAAACGGCGCTGAAAATCTCCGCGCGGCTGATATCCCGGGGATTCGTCCGGAACTCCGGCGCGGATATCCGGGAGGACGGACTGCACCGCCGTACGCTGACATTCAGCGCGGCGATAGACGAACACACAGGACTAGTTTACAGGAGGTAAATAATGGAGCTTTTAACAAAGGACACGCACCTTGATTTTTCTTCCGACGACGGCGCAACATGGCTTGAGCTGTACGGTCTGGAGAGCTACCCCGATATGGGCGCCGACCCGCCCAAGGTCAAGGTGACGAACATGCGCGACGCTAACGAGCGCTACATCGGAGGCATTCCCGACGTCAGCGATATGAAGTTCGGATTTTTCTACAACAAGGAGAAAGACCCTGACGCCGGAACGATGATAAAGAAGAATTTCGCAAAGCTCAAGGAGCTTGAGGAAGCTGGCGCGAAGATAAAGTGGAAGCTCAACTATCCCGACGGAACTTCCTACGCCTGGGAGGGCAAGCCCACCGTTTACATTAACGGCGGCAATGTCGGCGAGGCTATGAAGTACACTCTCAGCGTTACGCTTGAAAGCAAGCTTGAGTGGAACGGAGGCAACACATGACGGGAGCATATCTGAAAATATCTGATGAAAAGAGCCTTGAGCTGCGCTTCACTGCGCGCCGGGCTGAGAAGCTCGAATCCGAGCTTGACTGCGACCTGCTGCTGGGACTTTCCCGCTGCCAGAGGGTCGGAGTGCTGACACGGTTCATCGCATGCGGCGCAGATATCTCGCATAACGAGGCGTGCGACGCGTACGACGAGTTCGTCGACAACGGCGGCACCATAGAGGACGCGTCCGAGGTCGTCATGACCGCGCTGAAGAACGGCGGATTCATCGCGAAGTCAGCCGTAGAAGCCGCAAAAAAAATCCAGGGGCAGCTCCTCGACCGTGCAGCGCGGGGGAACTGATAGCCCAGCTAAGAAAAACGGCGGTAGACTGCGGCGCATATACGGAGCAGTTCTACGACCTCACCCCGGCGGAGCTCTGCGACCTGAACAGCTCCGCCGTGAAGCGCCGCACTGATGAAGCCCGGAGCCGCGCGGTGTTCGCCTGGCATACGGCGTACCTGACCGGGCTTGCTGCGAATGCTCCGAGGAGCTTCCCGCAGACCCCGGAGCGGCATTTCGGGGCGCTCATGCAGGACGATACTCCGGCATGGAAGCGCTCGCAGGCGGCGATGGCGAGGATAGCGGCCGTCCACAATCAGCATTACAGGGAGGAGGAAAGCCATGACCGTTGAGGAGCTGAACATAGTCATTTCCGCGAACGACCGGAAGTTCAACGAAGCCATCGGCGATGTAATAGGAAGGCTGGACGACCTGGAGGAGCAGTCCAGACGTTCCACCGATGATATCGGGAATTTCTTCACGAATCTCGGGCACAAGCTTGCGGCGCTCGGTATCGGAAAGATAATCGGCGACAGCATAATGTCCGGCGGCGAGCTTGAGCAGCAGCTCGGCGGCGTGGAGGTCGTGTTCTCGGAGCATGCGGAATCCATGAGGAAAGCCGCTGCAACCGCGTACAAGGACATGGGGCTGTCGGAATCTGACTACCTTGCGAAGGCAAACAAGATGGGCGCTCTGCTGAAAGGCTCCGGCTTCGATACCGGGTACGCTTCGGCGATGTCGCAGCAGGTCATGCAGAGGGCTTCCGATGTGGCTTCCATCATGGGCGTTGACGTCAAGGACGCTATGGAAGCCGTCACCGGCGCGGCAAAGGGCAATTTCACGATGATGGACAATCTCGGCGTTGCCATGAACGACACGACCCTCCAGGCGTATGCGCAGGAAAAGGGGCTCGGCAAGCTCGAAACGACCCAGCAGAAGGTCAGCGCGGCAATGCAGATGTTCCTTGACAAGACGGAGTACGCCGCCGGGAACTACGCCCGGGAAAACGATACGTTCTCCGGCTCGCTGACGACCGCAAAGGCGCAGCTTGAGAACATGACCGCCGACCTCGGAACGCAGCTCCTGCCGACCGCGACTTCGCTTCTGACTATGGCGCGGGACGGTCTGGAGCTGATAACGCCGCTCGTCGTGTCGCTGGGCAACGGGCTGAACAGCGTGGCGCAATACCTCATAGGTCTGTCGCCGAGCGCAAAGACCCTGCTCGGGATAGCTGTGGGCGCCGCTGTAGCGATCCCGGCGGCGACTAAGGCGCATGCCCTGTGGACTGCCGCAAATGAGAAATGGAACAGCCTGCTCAATATCCTCATTCCGAAGGAAGCAAAGCGCGCGAATATAATGAAGGCTGCTGCGGGGTGGCTCGTTATTTTGGCGGGACTGTTGTCTATCGTGGCTTCGGTTGGAGCGACCGCCCGGGAGATGAACGAATCCGAAGGCGCTGCGATGGAGGATACCGCCGCCGGAGCCGACAAGGCAGCCGAAAGCACGGACAGCCTTTCTGACAGCATGGCGGGGCTGGGCAAGAGTGCGGATACTGCCAAGAAAAAGCTCGCGGACATCGACACGCTGAACATATTCGATTCCGGCAGCAGCACCGGCGGCGTGGATTTCAGCGCGATAGTTGACGGCGCAGAATCCGCGCAGGATTCCATCGCGGGGCTGACCGACGATCTCGCAGGCGTAAACAACAGCATGGACGAGCTGAATAATTTCAGCCTGGACGGGCTGGCGGATACGTTCTCGACTACCTTCGGGGATATCGGGACGGGGTTCAGTACGATGTGGTCGGCTGTGTTCGGCTCCGGGCAGGAACAGTATGACAGTCTCCTTGCGTGGAACGAAAGCATCAAAAAGCTCTGGGGCGAGGACTGGACCAGGTTCTGGAACGATATCGGCAGTACGCTCTATCAGGCGTTCGGAACAGACCAGAACACGGAAGAGCACAAGCAGGCGCTTCGTGATGTGGAGGATTTCCTGACCGGTATCCAGAACTCGGTAGAATCGTTCGCCTCACCGATACAGCAGGCGGCTTTCAAGGTCTGGGACGGAATATTCATGAGCCTGGGGAGCGCTCTGTACAGCTTTCAGGATAAGCTGATGTCTGTCGGAGCAACAAGCACGGGCGATTTTTTCTTTAAATACATCACGGGTCAGATCACTATTGACGACCTTGTCGACGTAATGAAGATAGACCAGATGTCCGGCGAGCTTGAAACGCTGTACGACGACATGAACTCCGCGCTCCTGGAACGCTTAAAGCGGGGAATGAATGCGGCAGACGCGTTGAACTCCGTCAAAAATGATTACCTTACCGACAGCGCAAAGCAGAAGTTCTTCGACGATAACGGATACGGTGATATGCTGAGTATCGCCTACGCTTACGGCTTGCAGCAGTCCCTTGAGGAAACAGGGCAGGTGCGCGGCTACGATTACGCTGATTATTCCACACAGCAGAGCAGCATTCCAGGTGCAGTATACAGCGGCGGAGCAATGACGGGTCCTGTTCAGCTCCCCGACAGTTCGGCGGCACCGCAGATAATAGAGTTCCACAACTATATTGACCTGGACGGGCAAATTATAGCGGAAAACACAACGCAGTATCAGAACAATGAGCAGACCCGTTCAAACGGCTATTGACGTTTGGGATAAACTGCAATATGATCCGTTTGATCCGGAAAGGAGGAACAATGTCCGAGAAAACCGCCTCGATCATAAAGATAGACGGCGTAGAAATGCCCACGCCAAGCAGCTTCAAGCCGCTCTATAAGGACTACGACAGCAAAAATTCCGGGCGGTCGGAATCAATGTATGCGACCCGCGACATCATCAGGTCGGACGTCCGGAAGATGTCGTTCACTTGGATAGTGCAGACCCCTGACCTGCGGAAGATACGCGAGGCTATCAAGCCCCCGAAGATACAGGTCAGGTTCTTCGACATCAACCAGCCCGCCGACGTTCAGTTCAGCACGATGGAGTGCTACGCCGACCCGAGCCGAGAACCGGAGGTGCTCCGCTGGGAGCCTTCCGACCCGGAAAAGAGCTGGTGGAGCTTCACCACGTCATTCACGGAGTATTGATATGTACAATGTTTCAGATACCTATAGGGAGCTTATAAAAGCGCCGGTCCGGTACACCGGGATAAGCGGCGCGGCAAGGCTCCGGGACGGCACTATAATTCACCTGACCGACGACAATATTGCCGCCGGTTCCCTTTCTATAACGCAGAAAATGAACGGCCGCGGGGACTTCCGCCCCGGCGGGGTGTACTCTGGGGAGCTTTCCTGCTCCCTTAAAGGCTTCGCGGGGAAAACCAGCGACCTTGACGGCGCGGCGATACGGCTCGCGTTCATTCTGTACCACGACAGCGATATGCAGTCTGCGAAGTCCGAGACGGTGCCGCTCGGGCGCTTCTATGTGGACGGCTCCTCGATAAAGCGCCGGAACGACACGGTAACGCTTTCCGCGTTCGATGGAATGGCACTGTTCGATGTGGAGGCGACCGAGCGCTCCGGCACGCTGTATGAGCTTGTGTGCGGCGCGTGTTCCGCGGCGGGGGTCTCTCTCGGAATGACGCAGGCGGAGTTCGAAGCGCTCCCGAACGCGGTGCAGACCGCGAAGATAAACACGGCGCGTATCCAGACAGAACGCGACCTGCTGATGTATGTCGGCATGATGACCGCTTCGTTTGCAAGGATCAGCCGCAGCAACGAGCTGGAATTCGTGCCGCTCACATGTGAGAGGAACGACGGCGGAGTAATAGTCCCGGTGCGTGAAATAGCCGGGAATATCCGCTTCAATACGGATTTCTCGGACGATACGACCTGCATTGCGAAGCTGTTCACCAGGCGAAACGGCGCTGCGGTGTACTCCACAAGTGAGATATCAGCGGGCGGCAGCGAGAAGCTTGCCGTTATGGAGCTGAACGAAAATCCGCTGCTTTCAGAGCTTTCCGACGACGATGTCGCGGCGGTGCTCAACAATGAGCTTTTGCAGATGTACAAATGCCTGAATCGTGTTTTTGATTCGAGCTTCACCGGCGACCCTGCTCTTGAGATCGGGGATTATGTCCGGCTGCGGGGCGGCGCTATAGACACCGACCGGGGATATGCAACAGGCATGATCACCTCTCAAATCTGGAGGTATCGGGGACAGCACACGATAAAATGCAGCATGCCCTCGTCCCTGTCAGCGGTGGAGGAATCCGTGGCGACGGCCTATTCTGCGGAGACTTCTACAGAATCAAGGCAGCGCACGCAGCCCAAACCCCAGACAGAAAAGCAGATAGACGAGCTGAGGAAGCAGCTCAGCCAGTCGGGAGGCACCGCGGAAAAACTCGAGACAAGCGGCACGAACACGTCAGCGGTAACAAACGATCTTGGCGGAATCACTACCTCAGAAGGCGATGTGGCGGCGCTAAACATAGAGGCAAGCCCGAGCCTTAAATACTTTGATATTTCAATCCCGAGTTTGAAATTTTCGATTCACGGAACTGAAAGCAAATTCAGCATGTCGCAGGCTGGTTCCGTGGCTGGTTCCGTGGAAGATAAGCGCCGCATTGAGTTAAGTGATACTGCAGGAATACTGATAAAATCAAACCAAGGAAGTGACATACGCATTGAGCTTCCCTATGCTGGAATCGGAATAGTGATTGATAAAGAAGATTTTGCAATCTGGACTTCCATTTCAAAGCTTTATACGGCGGGTGGAACTTTGTATTATAACGGCAAAAGAATTTTGTTGGAGGGATAAATCATGACATCAAAGACTATCACGCTCACAGGCGCGGAAATCAGGGCGGATTACAGCGGCGGCACAAACGCCTGGCTCAGGAACGACGGCACGGCTACCGTGTACGCGTCCACTGCTCCGGGCGTTACGGCGGGCGCTGACGGAGTAGTCAGCATTCCGGCGGGACAGGCGGTAAGGATTGACGGGGCTTGCAGGACAGTGTACCTGCTCGGCACCGGCGGCTCGGTTCAGCTTGTAGGCTCGGACTACACCGCATGCCCTTTTAAGACGTCCACATCGGCAGGCGGCGAGAGCGGTGTGGACGAGGTGGCAAGAGCCGCCATAGAAGCGCATGCGGCTGACACGGATATCCACGTAACAGCCGATGAGAAGGCGTACTGGAATACGCTGAGCGGAAAGAACGATCTTGACAATCCGGACTTCCGGGTAAATCAGCGCGGGCTGAGCGAGTACTCCACCGGCTACACTGTGGACAGGTGGTATATCTCCACTGATAAGTGCAAAGCTGCTCCGGAATCCGATGGAATACGCCTGACTGCTACAGCAACGCTGACGTCAAACACCCACGCATTCTGGCAGAATATTGAATTCCCGCTTGCTCCCGGAAAGTACACGCTCTCGCTGAACGTCTCGGAGGTATCCGGGGTATGGTCGGCGAGAATCCGCACCGTGAACGCTTCGGGGGACTACGTTGACAGCTACTATACTCCCAGGCTTCAGGCTGGCATAAACAGTGTGACGGTAGATCTTTCTGACAGCGAGTACATATCAGCGGTATCCATCGGGTTCAACAAGGGCAACGAAGCCGGGAACTCCCTGAAGCTCGCATGGGCGAAGCTGGAGGGCGGTTCACTGGCGACGCCGTTCGTTCCGCCCGACTACGCTGCGGAGCTTGCGAAGTGCCAGAGATTCTACCAGGTCAGAACCACAAACGACATCGACCCGCTCGACCTGCGCCCCAGCATGAGAACCATAACGGACATCAAGGCAGTAGAAGGAGGATACGCATATGTCGCAGAATTATGATGAAATCATCGAACCGCGCGAAAATGACGAGCAGCGTGCTGCCCGGGAAAGCCGGCTCAGAGCAGCCGAGATATCCCGCAGATTCGCGGAGATTGACCGGGAGCGTATACGTCCGCTTGCGGCAATAGTCGCAGGCGTCGGCACTGACGAGGACAAGAGCAGGCTCAAGGCGCTTGAGGAAGAAGCGGCACAGCTCCGTGCGGTGCTCGCAGATATGGAGGATAAAGATGAAAATAATTGATAAGCTCATTCCTATTAATAAGTATAACCGCCCAGGAAGCAAGTCAACTCCGAAGCGCATATGTGTGCATTATACCGGACAGGCTGGAACTGATGCGGACAGGTTGGCGCTGTTTTATTCGAATGTCGCAACGGGAAGATTTCCTAATAAGCCGAACAACTGGACGAGCACGCAGTACATAGTCGGACTGAACGGCAAGGTAATCCGTGTTGTTCCCGATAACGAGACAGCATATGCCGCAAGTGGCAAAAACGCCGGAACGCTGCATATCGAGGTCTGCTATTCAAAGGCAAGCGGAGAATTTGAAACAGCGTCTATGTCGGCTCTGCGCGAACTGGTACAGTACCTTATGAAGAAGTACAATATCTCGGCTGGAAATGTCCTGCGGCACTATGACCTGACAGGTAAATACTGCCCGTGGTACTATGTTGATGAGAACCGCTGGGCTGTTCTGCATGAATACATTGCGTCCGCTGCTGTCAAGCCGAAGAAGCTGTATCGTGTTCAGGTCGGAGCATTCAGCAGCAGGGAGAATGCCGAGCAGTATATGAATAAGGTAAAAGCCGCAGGATTCGGCGCTTTTATTGTGGAGGTGGATAATAATGCTTAACAAGCTGGCTAAGCTTATAAACGTTAAATCTATTGTTACGCTGGTACTTACCGGTGTGTTTTCTTACCTTGCTATCACTGGTAAAATCGCGGTAGACAACTTCACGGACATGTTCCAGATCATCATGATCTTCTACTTCGGAACACAGTCTGGAAAGGCTGAGGCTTCCGCTTCGAAGTCAGAGTGATTTGACCGCCGTTTTGTGCACATCTAACAAAAATATAAAACGGCTCTGAATAAGTGCTGCTTTCTGCATTCTTTTCAAGCCGTTTTGCTGATTTTCTTTTCTAAAATGGCATTATAAAGCCGTTTAAATATGTTTTAAATCCGCCAGGAAGTTTTTTCTCTGGCGGATTTTTTGTATTTTGCTTGTCAGTTTTTTGCGTTTTGCGTGGCAGACTACAGGTACGCCGCCGATATACTCAAAGATACGGCGCATACCGATCAGCAGGCATTCCTGATTCTGTGATGGGAACACCTATGCATAGGCTTTATCCGAATACGGGAACGACATGACAAGCTCATACGCCTTGTGTTCGTTTCCATCAGCATCACAGCGCAGAAATTCTCCAAAGTCAACCTGAGCATGAGCCATGGGGTATGCAAGCGGCAAACAGCCTGCGAGTCCCTGGCGCAATACGAAACGCTTTTTGCGGACGTATCGTTTCACGCTGCTGTATCCGCCCGTGTAACCGGCTTCCGCACGAAGCCGGTCATATCCTCTTGGCGGTATGCCGCTGTTTTCTTGGGGCTGTGGCATCACCTTCGAGCCATTCGTTGATGAGGGGGATATACTCACCGAGCACCGGATAGTTATCCGGTTCCATGTTCGGGAGCTTATCGTCATTCCAATCTTCCATGTTAGCGTATTTGCAGACTGTACGGTAGTTGACCTTTGTCCTTCGCTGGATCTCGCTCTTGCTTACGCCGTCTTCGTACAACTGCTTGATGTACATCTTTTCTGCCATACTTATCACCTTTCCGCTACCTCCTTTAGCCAAGGGGCTTTGCCTCTCAGCTAAAATTGCAGCATTTTATTCAGGTGCTGACAACGGCTCGGCGGTGGCTGTTCACCTATGCACTTTTGGAGCCCTTTTTCTGCATTTCTATTTTACCATAAACACTTTACCAATGCCACCATAAACAGTATCGCCTTCAAAATCACCTAAACGGGATTTGGTTTCAACTATTTCTGGTCTTTCATGGATTGTGTGAACCGGATGAATTGTAGTGCATTTCTTTCGGCTACCAACGCGTTTTTTACCACGCCTTCTCAAATGTGCCTTTCGAGAATAACCTGTCAGACGGCTCTCAGCAAGCGCCCGATAAATCGTGGACGCACAAACGTTTAACCCTTTCTGTTTGCACCGATTTGCTATTACTTCCGGAGACCAGTACTTCCTTAGGCATTCACATATAAATGCGTAAAGTTGTTTCATTGCTCATTTTCACTCCTTTTCAAGCAACCGCAAATGCGGTTGTAGTCGCTGTTTTGGCTATATTTTTCGCCGTTCCGGATAAGTTTGAAATCTTCCGCAGAATAGGTATAACGCATTACCTATGTTGTCAGCAAAATAGCCTGCGTTAGGGGGAATATCCCCCTAAGACTCTATAAAAAATCGATATATTAGGCAGAATGCCCGTTATGATTCTCAAAGGAAATCTGCGGTATGGTCGGCGAGTAGAATACACGCAAATTCCGGCAGAATTGCCATGTAGTCGAGCTTTCAACCAGAGCGCAAATCGCTCGATTTAGCCTTTTCGACATACATAATAACATCATCGACCGGGCATTTCAGAATTTCGCAGAGCTTGTCTATTGTCGCTGTGCTGACCGGCTGATTATGCCGCAGCCGGTTTATCGTACTGCTGCTGACGTGATGTTTGGTAATCAGCGTGTAGGTCGATATTTCGTGCCAGTCGAGGTAATCCCAAAACGGTTCGTATGTTATCATTGCAGAACCTCCTTTCGCAAAACTGAAAGAAAAAAATCCTTCAGGTTTGAAATTTCCGCTTGACATATAATCACTATTGTGGTATCATAGCTGTAAAGATGACTATTGTGAGCGGTGATGCGATTATATCATTTCGCGGCAGGTCTGTCAAGATGTTTGTGGATATTCGTCTGTAATTCCACAAATATAGTCTTTTTGATAACATTACGAGGAGGAGCACTATGGTACCGGAAACAAAAAACACCTGCGAACAGGTGTTTGGAAAAAGATTGAAAGAGCTTCGCAAGGAGCATGGCTGCACCATCGAGCAGTTTGCAGATATGGTGGGTATATCCAAAAGTACGTTGGGTTATTATGAGAATGACAAGCGAATGCCCGACATAGAAATTCTTGCGAGGATCGCGAATGTACTGAATGTAAGCGCCGACTACCTTATCGGCAGAACGAACACGACCGACCGGAAAGGAAAGCTGAAAACCGTGTGCGATTTCACAGGATTGTCCGACCAGGCGGCGGAGTATTTGTCGGAGCTTGTGGAGAATAGGGACTATGCAAAGCTGTCTGTAATCAATCATCTGTTTAAGGAGCTTTGCGAGGATTATGCGTTTTACAGCGGAGAAGATGAAGCGTCCAGTATACTCGGTTCGCTGTTCCGATGTTTTGAAAAGTTCACCGGTTCGGAAAATGATTGGGAGAATTATGTTGACCTCGGCGATGAAAAACGCAAAGAGGTGCTTGCTGCAGCTTATAGGCAGTTTATGTTTAATCAGGTGGTCAAGGCATTGGAACTCAGCTCGGAGGAATATAAACAGGATAATCTGCCGTGGAGGTGATTTCTAACAGCTAGCAGCAGTTTTTGTCGTAAAGATCTTGCTTTTTTATTGGAATCGCGTTATAATAAATGTAAATAATTATACATAAATGGCGGTGATTTTTATGAAAATAGCAATATGTGATGATGACAACAGCTTTTTACAGAATGTCAAATTTCTTATAAACAAGATATACTCAAACCCTGACAAGCTGAGTATTTATGAATATGAAAGCGGAGAACAATTCCTTTTGCAATTCAAACCGCAGTTCTTTGATGTTATCATACTGGATATTGAAATGTGCGGGATTACCGGGCTAGAGGTTGCTGAAGAAATACGCAAAATTGACAAATCCGTGATATTAGCATTTCTTACAAGCCATCAGGAGTTTGCGACATTAGGATATGAAGTAAACGCTTTCAGATATATACTCAAAAATCAACCTGAACACATGTTTATAAACCAGCTTAAATCAATATTTGACGAGTATCATCAGTCGCATATTACATTCCCAGTTCAGGCGTCAAGTGAAGTAGTCAACGTGTTGGTAAGTGATATTCTGTATTTCGAGATATTCAAACGTACTGTTGTTCTGCATACCATTAAAAAGAAATATCAATTCAATGGGAAACTATCGGAAATAGAAAAAGACGAACGGCTTGTTAATTTCATCAAGCCGCACAAAAGCTATTACGTCAACCTGGACTGGGTAGACACGCTAAAACCAACTGGCATTTTTATGAAAAACGGTGACGTGATACCTCTTAGCCGAAATCAGCGCCATATTGTAACCGACCGTTTTGTTTCATTCTTGACGGCAAGGTGCTGACATGGAAAATATATTGGTTTATGATGTCATTGAAATAGTAAACTCTGTTGCTGAAATGCTGATAATTGCATTTTTCTTTCATCGTATCTTTGCGGCAAAATATAGTTCTGGCGTTGCGTATTTCACAGGCTATTCCGCTGCACTGGCTGTTCTGCTGGTTTCAACTATGAATGTTGATTCGCCGTACATAAGGATCGGAATAACATTTATTATATTACTGTCGATCGTTTCGATTTTGTATATCGGTTCATATACGCTAAAATTCTTTTCGGCTGTGTATTTCCTGTTGATCTTCTTTATTTCTGAAACGCTGTTTGCAGGCATTCTTTCAGTAATGGGGTATGGCGACCCGACCGAACTGCTCAACTCAAATATGGGAAGAATTCTAGGAATGGTCGGAACAAAAATATATGATTTCTGGCTCGTTGTATATTCCTGCCGCATTTATAAAAACAAAGTCAAAAGTCTCCCGCTCAAATATTGGGTGTTTATTATTTTAATGCCTTTTTTGAGCGCCGTGATCCTCAATCAGATTTTCCCCGCTCACAGCAGCGACAACAATGTAATGGCTGGCTATATAATCTCGGTTTGCGGTGTATTATATCTTAATTTTTCAGTATTCAATTATTTTGAAAGCTATGATAAACAGATACGGCTTGCAGCTCTTGAACAGGTTATGGAACGTGAAAATGAAAACTATCGTGCAATCGCAGACTCTTATGCTGAGATCCGGAATATAAAGCATGACCTGAAAACCAGGTGAACATTCTGAACGACCTGATAAAAGACAACAAATATTACGAAGCACGGAAATACATTAGTCAGCTTCACAAGGAGGTGGAAAGGTCTTCTTCGGTTTGTTACACGGGCAATTCCGCTGTGGATTCAATCATAAATCTGAAAGGCGATTATGCCAGAAGCCATAATATTGAATTTATAACAAAAATCAAGGTCAACAGCGTCAATTTCGACACAATTGGAATATGCCGTATTCTCGGTAACGCCCTTGATAATGCTGTTGAAGCCTGCGAGCGTACAGAAGCGGATGAAAAATATATCTGCATTGCCATGTATCAGCTTGACAATAAGCTGATAATCGAAATTGAAAACACATCGCTTCCGGTTGATGTAAACAATCTTATCACTTCAAAGAAAAATAAGTCCGCGCATGGAATTGGAATGCAAAGTATAAAACAGACCGTTGCAAGCATGAACGGTTTTTTTACCTGCAATTACGATAATGGGTATTTCTCAATAAAAATCGTGCTTAATAAATAATTCATCCTGCTCACGAATTTCTGATAAATACATCTTGGAACATTAAATCGACATCTTGTACAAAATCTGTTGTAAAACAAACTGCTATACGCTATCCTTTTAGTTGAGGTGATATTATGATCGCTCAGCTTTCAAAAAGGATAGCTTCTTTTTTTGTTCACAGCAAGGTTATTGAAAGCGAAAATGAGCAAGTGTACGAATACGGTCTGGAGCTGTTGATTTCAACTTTGCTTAACAGCGTAATAGCACTTGTTCTTGCCTTATTCAGCAGGACTTTGTGGCAGTGCATATGTTTTCTGGTTGTTTTTATTTTTCTTAGGAAATCCGCAGGGGGCTTTCATGCCAAAACACATCTGGGCTGCTGCTCCATTTTAGCAGCAGTGCTCGGTATTTTTATTGTATTGATCAAATTTGTACATATTGAAGAGTATCCCATAGTATCTTTGGCGGCGGTTGTTTTCTCAATTATAATGATATTGCGTTTTGCTCCTTTAGAACACGAAAATAAGCCTATAACCGAAAAGGGAAAAACAAGGCTCAGAAAGAACAGCATAGTTCTGGCTTTGATATCCTCCGTTAGTGTAATGGTTCTGTTCATACTTGACTTTAGACTGATAATGGTGTGCGTTTCATTTGGAATGCTGACAGCAAGCGGTTCCATGCTCGCCGCAGTTATTGAAAAGAAATCAAAAGAAATGCATCTTGGAACACAAAAATAACATCTTGTGCAAATTATATTGAAATATTTGTAGATTCCTGCAACAATATAGGTGAAGTATATGCGAAGAAAAAACGATACGAATAAAACGATACGAATAAGATGTTAATTATGGTGGCGGTTGCCGGTGTCGTATTGCTTACTCTGACAGCTATTTCAAATAGTGCATGCGCCGTTTGTTTCTGTCAGCCACGCGAGCCGGCTGTCTTATACAGTTTTATTAAAGGGAGGAGGAAATACAATGAAAAAGATTAGCAACAACATTTTTAAGCTCAGTTCATCTGTAGCTGCTCTGGCACTGGCTATTGGCCTATCAACAGTTAATTCTGCGTGTGTTTTCTGGTTTAATCAGCCTAAGATGCCTGAATCTATGAACAAGTTCAGTAAGGATATCTGAACAAGACGGTAATTATGAAAAGTGTAGTTGTGGGTTTCGCGTCAACGAAACCCACGGCTAATATCAGTGGAGGTAAACATGAAAAATATTTTTGCAGCAAGAATCAAGCGCCTTGTTTCCGGCGTTGCTGCCGCTGCCATAACGGTATCAGCGATTCCAGTTATGCCCGCAATGGCTGCAGCAACAGAAAAATACCCTTACACGTTATTTGCGGCTTCAAATGAAGAAGGTTCAATTACGGTCAACTCCGGTAATTTTTGCGTAAATGGCAATGTTGCGACTAACGGAACAATTTCATCAAGTGGAAACATGAACATCAACGGCATTAAAACGGAAAATGCCGGTCTTGACATGATATACATTTTCGACAAGATTGATTCCAAGTACTTTTACGGCGGAAATGTTGAGGAGCATTCAGAAGATTACGTCCTTGATGAAATGAACATCAACATTAACGAGCCGATTGAAGTGTACGGTGACGCAGCACTTACAGGAAACATCAATATAAATACAGCGCTGAAAGCATTTGAAGATATAACACTTAACGGCGAGGTTAAGAATACAAACGACTCCGTAATTTTTTCAAAGTACGGAGATATCGTCATTGACAGCACAAACGTTAATCTGAACGGTTTAGTATACGCTCCGTTCGGCAGCGTTGAAGTCAAGGCAATGAACCTTAATCTTAATAATGTTGTCATTATTGCCGACAGCATAACATTTGACTGCCCAAGCGTCAATGCTAATTACAGTTCTAATGCCGCAGATTTTGTCGGAACCGTTTCTGAACCGCTTAATATTCCCAAAGATGAATGGCAGTACATGAAGGACGAAAACGAGAACGGTCTGCCGGATTTCTTTGAGGATTTTGATAACTGGGAGAAACTTGCTGACACTGATGGTGACGGTCTGCCCGATTCCATAGAGGAATATCTTGGCAGTGACCCATCCAATACCGATACAGACGGCGACGGGCTGAATGATTATTATGAGGTGTTTGGTACATATACTGACCCTACAAAGTCTGACAGCGATGGAAACGGCGTGAATGATGGAGATGAGGACTTTGACGATGATGGTCTGACTAATCTTGAAGAATTCCTAAATAATACTTATCCTTATTCAAACGATTCAGATAACGATGGACTTTCCGATGGTGATGAAGTAAAAAATTACGGAACAGATCCGCTTGTTGCTGATACTGACGGCGATGGCCTTGAAGATGGTGATGAAATCATTCTTGGTACAGATCCGCTGGTACAGGACACTGACGGTGATGGTGTTATTGACAGCAAGGAGAAGTTTCAGCAGTCATTCACGCACAAGGTCAAGAATGAAGACTGTGCCGTTACAGAAGTTGTTGTAGACATGGAGTGCACAGGAAATATTAATCGCACTACAACTATTGAAAGCATTATGGGCGTTGATTATCTGTGTTCCGAGGTGGTAGGACTTGTCGGCGAGCCGTTTGAGATTGAAACAACATCTGAGTTTGATACCGCAACTCTGACATTCTCTATCGACAAGAGCAAATTAGGTGAAACAGAGTTTGACAATCTTCTTTTCCTGTGGTATAATGAGGAAGACGATGAATTTGTTGAACTGGAAACTGTTCTTGATGAGGAGAACTCTACTGCCAGCATTGTGACAACACATTTTAGCAAATATATGATCGTTGATAGCTTAGCATGGTTTAACGCATGGAGAAATGCTCTGGATTATAGAAACGGCGAAGAATATTCGGCTGTTGACACGGTAATTACAATTGACCTTTCGCAAAGCATGACTTATTCGCGCATTTCTCAGGTTGTAAAAGCGGCTCAGAATTATATCAGCACCATGCGCGATGGAGACCGTATTGCTATTGTCACATTTAATAATAGTGCAGTTACTCGTCAGGGATTGACAGGTGATAAGGAACTTTTATTATCAGCACTGAAAGGTTTGAAAGGTACGGGTGGGACTTACTATAACCAGGCAGTAAAACAAACTATTGATGCTTTTGATATGAGCAGCTCCAACACCAAGATAGCAATTTTTATGTCTGACGGAGAGCCTTTAGATAAAATAACAACACATACCTTGAATTTAATATCAAGTAGTGGGGTTATTTTTCATACGGTAGGTTATGGGTCTAAGTTTAATTCCCTTCGCACATTGAGCGATGCAGGAACTGGAACAGTGTATACCGCAACAAATGTAGACGAATTGATTGAGGCCTATGAAGATATATACCTGTTCTCTGGTATATCTACCGTTGATAATGATGGCGATGGATTATATGATGTGTTTGAAAAGAATGGTATGACCCTTTCTAATGGTAAAGTTATTTTTACTGATCCATTTAAAAACGATACTGACGGTGACGGGTTAGTTGACGGGCTTGAAGTGCTGTTAAAGAAATTTGATTATTCCAGACACTCTTATGTTTTCGAATTGAAAACTGATCCATTTGCATCTGATTATTCCAATAGTGGTATCTGCGACTATGACAGAGTGAATAGTACCAATATTTACGGAAAATCATACTATGTTTCATCATTGAATGGTGATATTATTGATATTCCTGTTGGAACAGTAGCTTATGGTTACCCGAACACAAGCTGCGGAGAAGCATTCACTGCTAAAGCAGTTGACCAGTACTTCCAATATCGTGCAAGTGCATTGATTTATGCTAATGGTGAGTATTGGATCAAGGTTAATTCTGGCGATTCCTATGGCGTTTGGGGGTATATAATTTGCAAAGAAAAAGATTTTGATTTTCTTAATCATCTTTTTATTCATCTGTTACTGCAATAGAAAAAAATGAATACCCTAATGAAAAATATGCTTCTACAACTGGTGAAGCGTGTGCTTGTCATAGGTTCTGTGACTGGACAACAGGTATAGACGGAGGTTGCACATGTTTTTCCTATGACAATTCAATACAATGTGAAGCATTTGCAAAGTATGTTTTTGAGCGTGTTACCGGTAAAAAACGAGGACCTTGGACTGATTCCATAGATTTAAGCAATGTTGATAAAGCAAGAGAATTTATGAGAGATGTTCCAAGCTGCTCATATTTTAGAAGTTCTTCAATGGGTCATTCATTTATAGTTGTCTCGCATAGTGAAGAAAATGTTACCATTTATCATTGTAATTTTAGGGGGTATCTTAATGTATCAACTCCAAGTAGCTGTATTGTTCAACTAAATACTATCTCCTACGAGGATTTTTCAAGATGGTTTGGAATTATTTGTTGTTATACACCTAGTATTGGAGGGTAGAATGAACTTAAAGCGAAAATATTATTTCCTGTTGGTGCTGTTTATTAACTTGATTACCGGGTGCAACACTTTTAATAGCAGCTATCTCGATTCATCGTTTGAAAGCGATGAAAGCTTAGAACGTACAAATTCAAACTATACTAAGGATTATATGTATACCAGTGAAAATTCAGGATATGAGAATGGTACGTCTGAAAGCTCCAATATCATTGACAGTTATTTTTCAGAAACTCATGAGATCATTCGCCCTGCTTCGCTGGATATTACAAACGACGCGGCTGACGCACAGGAGTCAGTTGGTATATATACGGACAGCAACAAATTCTATTGCATGAATTGGAATTTAGCGATAGATGACTACCTTGTTAACCAATATACGCCCAAATTGCAAATGGACAGTGGATTATACAAGGTTGAAGATGCTGCGGTAATAGGTATACCTGAAAATTACTATATCGATGGTGATACATCTAATTTTGCTGTTAGTGTCTCTAACGCTGAGTCGTTGATAAACAGTTGGAAAATAGCATTTACTGGTGAGGAAGTCGGTGATTTGTCAGTTAAAAATGCAGAAATGTATTTCGAAATAATTGACAATTCCTATTCTCTATACTCTGAACGAATTGACTTTGATGGCTGTATTCGGCTTTATGGAAAATTGTATTGTGAGTTATCTTTGTGCAGTAATAATCCCAATTTAAGCTACGGCGATTTGGTATTTTATCCATATCAGCATGATATTATTGAAAAAGGTTTCTGTATTATTCCTTTTTCAACAAGTATAAGGAATAATGATGGGAACCTATTTGCTATGGATACTGTCCCACTATATCTTGGGAATGTTTGCGACTATCAGGATATACAAATCGGCTTGTTTTCTGAAAGCAACTATTTGGATAAATCACTTACACTTAAAAATATTAACTTGTTTTTTGCACAGGCGCAGTCAGGAGAGTCAAGATCAACCGCTTTAATTGTTGAAAATTCAGTTTAGAATAGGGTATCATCACGTTGAATGCCAAAAAGTACGCTGCAGAAAATTCTAGCTTTTAATGCGGTTGGGTGGCTCGTCTGCACACATAGAAATATTTTCTTTTGTGTAAAACTAGCCCTTTTTGTTGTAAACTGCATAAAAATACTTTGCAATTCATTTTTCGGTTCATCAGAACAAATCGATTTTTGTTTTAATGGTTTCAACCAAGCAGGCTTTATCTAGTAATAAAAAGCCTGCTTGGTTTTCCATACTATAGCAACAACAGACATATGGGAAATTATGAAGAACTTGATTTTTGCTGCTTAATAGTATGCGAGGGGTTCCACCCTTGGACTTTCATCGTTTCCTCGTTTAGCATTGGTGTGATTTTCGGTATTATTCGTGTTTACACAGTTCTTTTTTCAGACCCATTCAACAATATAAAAGGCACAGTCGATTCAAGCTGTGCCTATATTTTATCAGTTGATATTAAGGAAATTATGGATTGTCACATTAAAACATTTAGCAATAGCCAATATTTCGATATCGGTTACAAACCGCTGACCTGATTCTATGCGCTGGACCGCATTTTTGTCAATGTCCAGACCAACGACCTGCAATCTGTCTGAAAGCTCTCGCTGTGAGATTTTAAGCGCTTTGCGGAGTTCTTTCATCTTGATGCCGGTTATGTTATTGCGTCCGTCCGCTGTTCTTGCTTTGAACATTTTTTGTACCTCCTGTTAAGTGTCAATCTTGATATAGGCAACTTTGTCATGATTTGGTTACTGCTAGCTGCGCTTGGTAACACCTATCATTATACCCCATTTATCGGGTATATGCAATACACTTTTTACCCATTATAATATAAGATAGGTGATATTATGATAAATTACGACCCTTTCTGGGCATACCTTGCCGATCACGGCATAAGTACATATAAGCTGATAAACAGCTACGGTGTCAGCAAAGGTCTTATTGATCGAATGAAACATAACAAGGCAATAACAACTTTCACGATCAACGAGCTGTGCAACACATTAAATTGCAGTCTGAACGACATAATGACGTTCGTTCCAGATAACAAAGAGAATAACGAGTAAGGCTTTCAAGAAATTGGAAGTCTTATTTTTCTTTTGGGCCGAGTGTCTTTTTGATTATAGGATTTATTCGTCCTCAGATTTGCTTTCAATCATTCTGCGAATGTACCCTTTGACCTCAAACACCTGCGTTGCGCTCAGGCTGTCGATAAGTTCCTTTGTCTGGGTGCGGACGAGCGCATCGTCCAGCACAGCAAAGTCGCTTACGCAGAACAGATAATCCACGGAAATTCCGTAAATTTTTGACAGTTTCACAAGAATATCTATCGGGATCTCTCTGGTTCTGTTTTCATACGTTGCCAGCGTGGACTGATCTATAAAAAGCTGTTCAGCCATCTGTTTCTGGGTCATTTTCAGTTTCTTCCTCAAAGAGCGAATCCTATTACTATAAGACACCGCCATGTATTCGCCTCCTTTCCGGATTATAGTATATAACATTCACGATGGTTTTTCAGCCTACAAGGTGTCATATTCGTATGACGTTTTGTCATACAAAATTGCGGAATTATATGCTATAATAGGTACAGGGAAAAATAAGCGGCAGAAACAAAAACGCTCCCTTTCGGAGAGTTGGACTAATTTCATTATCCGGAAACAAACTGCCACTTGATTCCCGGACAGTTCTTTGACAACAGAATACCAGAGCAGATACAAAACCTATCAAACTCAAAGACGTGCGAAGAAATTTCTGCTTCCGATCTGACGGGTATCTCATTATCAGTGACCACCTTTACATATGCGCGAGAATAACAGATATTCTGCCACCTGCCGGCAGTCAAGCCAGAGCCTTGAACGCACAAGGACCTCTATAAGAAACGAGCGTGGAGCAAGATAGCATAATGATACTTCCGGCGACGGCTTGTCCCACAGGAATGGGCAGGGGTGAAAGTCCCATGTCAGGATGCGTAACTACCTGAGTCTGCTCTGAAAGCGTATCAGAAATTGAAAGCCGTGGCTCTAAAATACTGAACCACGGCTTTTTATAGAATAATGAAAGGGGCTTTCTACCTTGTCATCTGATATTTTTAAAGATTACCCTGATATTGTTGAGATTTCACAGCTGATGGAAATGCTGAACATTTCAAAATATTCAGCATATAAATTGGTTACTGAAAATAAAATCAAGCACTTGGTCATTGGAAGGAAATACCGAATTCCTAAGATCTATGTGATAGAATACGTCAATAGTCAAATAGAAAAAAATCAGATTTACGACTTTAGTGTATTGAAATTTCAAGGCGAAAGTGGTATAATAAAGATGTTAGATGAAAGGGTGGACGGTCTTAAAGGAGGACAGCACAGTGACCGGATCACTTTATGAAAAGCATAACTATTGGGTAATGGTTCTGTATGGACTAAGCGCAGCTTTGTATCCAGAAAAGAACATTACCGACTTAAGCCAAAAGAAAAAACGCTGGATATCCACGTCTTTGCCGTCAACGGCAAAAAACAAAAGAACCGCTGAAAAAATGCTCTACGATAACCTCAAAAAGTATGAGCTGGAAGAGAATAGAATATTAGCTGACCCAGATTCGTACAGCTCGCAGCCTAACTACGCAAGTGGAGGTCAGGTACTTTTTACAGACTACCTTACTGATTGGCTGGAACGAAAGAAGAACAAAATCCAACTCATCACATGGGAAGGATATGAGGTGTATGCCCGGAGGCACATTATCCCGTATTTCAATGAGCTTAATCTCACGCTTGCCGAATTAAAGCCGCGTCATTTTGCGGACTACTACGAATACAAGTTTTCGGGAGGACGTCTTGACAGGAAAAAAGGCGGTCTGGGAAATCGTTCATTGAGAAGCCATGCTCAGCTAATCAAGGCTGTTCTTAACGAGGCGGTAATTTATGAGTACATATTACGCAATCCTGCTGAAAAAGTACCGATACCCAGAAAGCCGAAAACTGAAAGCGATTCTACCAAGAATGTGTACATGACAGCAGAAGAAGCTAACGATATGCTTCATAAGCTGAGAGGTGAATGGATTCAGCCGATTGTATTCATAGCGCTGCTCTATGGCTTGCGGAAAAGCGAGGTCCTGGGAATAAAATGGAGTGCGGTTGACTTTGAGAAAAACACTATCGAAATCAACCATACCGTTGTCAAGCACAAGTCAATAGTATACCAGGACAGCACCAAAACAGAAAACAGCCGCAACACCTTTGAACTGCTCCCCGAGGCGAGAGAACTTTTGCTGGACATTCACGCCAGACAGGAGAGGAACAGAGAGATATGCGGCAACGGTTATTATGAAAGCGACTATGTGTTTACATGGGACGATGGACATCTGTTCCGTCCGGACGCGATTACCGTTTCGTTCCAAAGAGCATTAAAGCGTCACGGGCTGCCTGAGATGCGCTTTCATGATCTGAGGCACAGTACGGCAAGCATCTGCTTTGACAAAGGCTGGGACATTGAGAAAATCAAGGTCTGGCTGCGTCATGCGGATATAGAAACCACAAGCAACATTTACACGCATATATCCAAAAATCGCCAGCATATTCTTGCTGACGCGATGACTGGTACATTCTCACTCTGAAAAAAAACGGTTTGCAAAAAAGAAAAGGTGTGTTCTAGCACAACACACCTTAACGATAAATTGTAGACCGTTGTAGACAAAAATCTCAACTGTCTGATATTTCGGTTCCGCTAATTCCCTTAACAGAGCCATTTGAAATGGTCGAGATGACAGGATTCGAACCTGCGACCTCTGCGTCCCGAAAGTAGTACAAAAATCCCATTACATACGATTATAAAGCATCTTTTAAATCTTTTGTGACACCCATCTGACACCCATGCATTTTTAATTCAAAAATAGCTTATAACAGTCGAAAAATTAAGTTTGGGAAGAATCTGCAAAAAAATAAAGACGAAAGGAAAAATGTCCGGTAACCCCAAAAGAAATCCCGGGCATTAACCCGGGATAAAGATATTAAAAGCGCCGATGATGGAGTCAGAGCAGAGTGTACCCCTTGCTGCGAAGCAGCGCCTTCTCCGAATCGACCTCGGAGGAGCGGACGAGCTTCTCGGCGCGAACGGCGACAAGGGGCTGATTCATCTTGAGCTTCTTTATCTTGGCAGCATATCCGACATAAGCCCAGTCGCAGTCGCACGGGCCGGTCACGCCGGCGACGCTCCCCTGTTTCGAGTAATCCCATTCAGGGTGACCGGCGACCGTGAACTGCCACATAACCTGACCGAGCTGCGCCTGATATCCCTCGGAGGTGTACTGAGCAAGCCAGAGGTCGAATTCCTTAAGCAGCCCGCTGTCAAGATGATCCCTTATTGTGTACTTTCCCGTATAGAGTAAAGGATAGTAGTTCGCGGCCTGGATAGTCGAAAGATATGCGCGGACGATATCGGTGTATTCCTCCCTGGAAAGTCCCGCCGCAAGCACGCCCTTATCCTCGAAGTCCATAGCGATGGGATAGTCTATCTCAAGTCCACGAAGCTGTTCCAGCACCCAGTTTGCTTCAACACGTGCCTCCGAAGCGGACTTGGCATAGCTCCAGTGATAAATTCCTACCTTTATCCCAGCCGCCTTGCAGCCCTTGTAATGCTGCTCAAACAGTGTGTCCTTCTTTCTGCCATGCCCCAGCCTGATCATGACGAATTTAAGCGGCTTCCTCATGATCTTAGCCTTTGCAAGAGCCTTGTAGTCCACCTTTTCCTGTGAATAGGAAAGGTCTATACCTGCATATTTAGCCATCGTCGTCCTCCCTGTGACCGCCATCAGCCATCCCCTCGCCGATGACATATCCTACGACCGCCGCGCCGCTGAGTATGCATCCGGAAACGGTTTCCGCTGTCTCCGAGCTTCCTCCGAATGCTACGATAAGTCCAGCGATGAATCCCGCTGTAGCAACCCACAGCTTTCTTGATGTCAGCTTTCTTCTCCAGTCAATTTTCATGTTTTTTCCTCCTCAGTTACTTGGTAATTCCATAAGTTCGTTGTAAAGGTCGGTCGCGACATCATTGCCGCCAAGAGCATGATAAGCATTGTACGCCCTGGCGAGCGCTTCCCGGGCATATATCGGGCACCTGCCGCGCTCGGTATACTTCTCATGAGAACGGATTATCTCCGCTCTCAGCAGGCACTGCACGCCTGCCTCAAGCTGCTCTGTACGCTCATCACGCTTTTGTTTACGGGCTGAAATCGTCGTGAAAATCACATTCGCGACGGTCACGCCAGCGCCGATGAGCGCTACAATAATGTTGCTATCCATCATGTCCCCTCCAGTTCGTTTATTCGTGCGCGCCAAGCCGCACGTTCCGCGAGCTTGTCCGCGTATTCCTCGCGGGTCGCCGCACCCTCCGCGATTTTCGCGGAGATATAATCGGTGTCAGCAAGATTGCGCTTGAGCCGGGATATCTCTGCCTGTGCCGCTATCCTCGCACGCTCTGGGGCTTTCTCCTCGTCAGAGCGTAGCACCGGAACGCCTCCGACAAGCTTGTAATTATACAGCCCGTCTGCGTCTGTAAGTCCACAACCCAGGTAATTCCCCTGCGCATGGTGAAAGCGGTCGCTCTCCCCGCGGTCTATTTCCGTCCAACCCTCGCCGCTAATGAACGCACTGGAGTTGATAGCTGTTATTACTCCGTTCGAATCTGCCTTGACATATACTATGTATTCGTCCATGTCGTTTCCTCCTTACAATCTAATCACAGCTCCTTGGACACAACCAGATAAGCGTCGCTGTTCATAAGGTGCAGCCTGTAAACAGTTCCGGGGGTCTGACCGCTAACCGTGAAAGCTACTTGTACCGTACTGTCCGTCTGCTCCAATGCCGTAGCGCTGCTAAAATCTACAACAGTATCTGTGCCATTGATAAGCGACAACCCACTGTAGCTTACCGTTGCCGCAACGCCGCTACGCATTGCTGCAATCGGTAATACTGCGTATACAATGGAGCCAGTAAGAGCATATCCGACGCCTATTGAGCATTTATCGGTGTTTGACGTTGCATTTTGGTGCTTGTAGATAGTAAAGTACCTCTGACACTTGAGCAGCTCCGTCGCCGGGTCGGGCGGTACGAACGGAGTAGCGGCGCTGCCAAGCTCTAGCTTGACCCATGCGAGCTTCAGGGAGTTCCCGGCTTCGGTGCCCTTGTTGAACCCGATGGATACCGCTGATATGTACTCGCTGTCAGAAAGATCTACCGTCACACTGTTTATGCCAGCCTGAAGCCTGGGAGTATAGTAGCTGTCAACGTAGTCCCCGGCTGCGGTCACAGTGCGGATACGCGCGGCCCATACTCCGGTGACGTCCGCTGCCTTGAGAGATAGCGTGTATTTTCCCGGTGGAAGCGGGAACTCAAAATCCTGCCAAAAAGCGTGGGTTGTTGACGACGCTGTTACCGTAGAGGTGAGCTTCACACCGCCGGAAATCGGCGCTGCGCTGCACTTCCCGGGAGAATACCATCTGTCGACCGTGTAGCCGGAGGTGTATTCAGCCTGCCCGCGCTGATTTATACGAAAATCCGGATTGTCAAGCTCGTTCTTGCCGCTCCTTGCCGGCGACCAGCCCGAAAAAACACCAGAAATAAGCATTCCGACATACATCATACCGCATTCTCCGATAGCTGTGACGTTCATGCCGTCAAACCAATAGTATGCAATATGTTCCGAGCCGCTCTGCATATGCGGCGGGGCGTTCACATAACTGTTGGAACTTGCATATTTCGAATAGTACCGCGTGTATTTTTTTGCGTTCGCCCAGAGCCAGGCCGGAATATCTGAACCGGCGGGGATAAGGGTCTGCGCATTCTTGTCAGCGGCGTCCACGAAATCCCCCGCGTTTTTCTGCGCTGCTGTTCCGAGCTTAGGCAGGTCTGATATATCGGACGTCGTGTGCTTGTGCCCGCTGTCTGATTTCCCTGAAAGTGACTCCTCAAGTTCTGCTTTCGTGACAAACGCCAGGGAGCTGACTTCTACTGTGACTCCATAAGTCTGCGAGATAGTCACGGCGGCAGTGAATTCCTCCATGAAGTCAGGATATTCAGCCGCCGACGGAATTTCCTCGCCTGATTCGTCCTGCGATATCGCAAAAAGGACCTCCACGCCGCCGCAGGCCGCAAATATTCCTACCTGCTTGAATGTCGCCGCCGCTGAAAGTCCCGTGTTCCTGATCTGGAGCTTTATCTCCCTTCCAGAAGACCCCGAAAGAGGCTTTTGTGAAGATATAACCACCGTCGTACCGACCAGCGGATCAGTCAGCACGGTCTGATCCACAAGTGCCGACACATCGACCGTACCGCCGCCAAGAGCCGCACGGGAAATAACTATCCCATCGCCGGAAAGCGACTGCTCCAGCAGCTCAAGCCCCGCGTTAGTGATAACGCTGTTATTCCATGTCGCCATTGCTTACCTCCGTAAATATTCGCTTTGTTTTTCCGCATATCTTAACACCGGAATGAAGTGCTATATCCGCGCCCACGCCGATGATCCTGCGTTCATTTATCACGCATTTCAGCCGCTTTGTTTTTCCGCATATCCCAAAGCCGGCATACACTGGCATTTCAGCCTTTATGCCGATGATGAATTCTGTTTCGTCAAGCACGCTGCGAAGATTCTTGTAGTATTTGATTTTTGCAAGCACCCGCCCGCGCTTTTCCGCGTCTCCGCCGCTGTCATAAATGGTCACCTTGAAGTGATACGGCTCCCCGCCGTATTCAAACCATTCCCGAACCCGCACATTCTCATAGACGCCCTCAAGCGCCGCCCTGACCGCGTACTTCGTACCCTTGTACTGATGTATCTGCAAGCATTCCCGAATAGTTGACCGCTTGCTCTCAAGACCGCCCTCGTAATCGTACCAGGGGACGTTCAGATCATAGGCCAGCGCGTCCAGAACAGGCTCGTCAAGCTTATCTATAGCCGGGTAAATCAGTGCCTTATCCGTAAGCTCCCGATTTTTCGCAAGCTGTTCCGCGATGATTTTTCCCAGCGCCGCGAACCCGTCGTCCTTTTTCAAGACGGGCGGCAGGATCCGCAGGATATCATCTCTATTCATCTTCGTAGCCTCCCGCGCTGACCGTCTTTGTTCCGAGCTTTGCCGCCTCGGTCGCGCCGACCGGGGTATACACAGGCGATGTCACCACTACCCGCTTTACGCCCGCGTTCATCACAAGCTGAATGAGCTTCGACGGATCGATATCCCGCCCGATCTTCGCCGTCTGCCATTCGATATAGGCCGCGACCGCGCCCTCAACCGCCGACGCCGCAGCCGAAAGACTAAGTTCCCCGCCGCTCTCAACATAGTAAGTCAGAGCCACGCTGAACGCCTTTTCCGTAGGCGCGGAAACAGTCACATGGTCGGTCAGCGGACGTATCTTCTCATCGTTCAGCGCAGCCGAAACGATGTCAAGAACAGCCTGATCAGGGAATTTACCGCCTTTCAGCAGCACGCGGATATCCACGTTCCCGGCAGACGGCGACGTCGCCGTAACATCTTCGATGAGCGCGCTCGAAGATTTCGCATGATATATGTAAGCCCCAGCCGGGCCGGCTGTCGAATATCCCTCCACGCTTTCCCGCATACGTTCGTAAAGCCCGGAGTCAGATTCCCGGTCAGACCCGCCGCCGGTAGTGTCGAGATTCTCGACCGCCGAGAAATAAGGGAAAATATCCACGCAGCTCTTTATCTGCCCCGCAAGATATCCATTTCCAACGGTACCCGGAATATCGCACACAGCCTTTACCGCGCCGCTCACTTCCCCGGCCGGAATAACGATATCCGAAACAGTCGAAAAAGTAATAGAGCCGTCCGCAGTCGCCCGGGTTCCGGCGGGGATAATTACCCCGGTATCCTGCGCCGACGAAATCGAGAATATCAGCATACATTCCGCCGGAACAGCCTCAAGCCGCTCAACCCCGCGGAATATTTCGGCAAGGGAATCCAGATAGTCCCCCCGCGCGAACCGCGGCACGTTCATCTTTGCCGAATCGTTTATCTTGGCGCGTTCCTGCGATATCACCGCCGCAACGTAGTTCAGAAGCACCCGCACCGGATCCGCAGGATATAACGTCCTCCCGGTCTCAGCTTCATACCCGGCTATCATCTCCGAAAGGATAGCCAACGCGTCCGAATCAACAAAGCTGATATCTGGAAAAGCCCTCTCATCACTCATTTATCTCCACCTCCACAACCGGAATAATCACGCCGCTCGCAGTGTCCTCTTCAAAGTCTATGCTTACCAGTTCCGCCCGCGGCTCGTATTCCTCGATGGCGTCCGCGATGGTCTGATACAGCAGCGTTTCCGCCGCCGGCTGCGGGCGGTGAAGGTATTCGGCGTCAAGCCCCATTTCCCGTGCAAGCGGGACATCGTATTTCGCAGTCGAAAGCAGTACCCGGATATTCTGGAGAATTTCTTCATGCTTGCTTTCCGGCTTGACCGAAAGCGCGCCGGGCGCGTCGCCGCGTATGACTGTTTTCACGATATCACCTCTTCGCATACTCTTTAAGAGTTAATTTCGTAGTAATACTAAGGAGCTGACCACGGTTGCTAACATGCTCAATGCTGTTAGACGCCTTGGTAATAAGCCACTTGTACTTCCCAAAGTGCGTTTTCCCAATGACCAGGCGCACCGGAACGCCCTCCCTGCACATATCGTCCAGCTTGTACATTGATTTCCTTGGATTTATCCCGAGGAACGCTGAAAGCTTTATCGTCAGCGATATCTCTTCGTTTTCCGGTCCCTGGAATTCAATAAGCGGCCGCCCGTTTATCCGGTTATGTACGGAAGTCCGCGCCCCGACTGAATAAGACATGCCAGAAAAGGTTAGCTTCCGGTCATCGCTGACTTCGAAAACAACATCTCCAAGACTTCCAACAGCCATTTAAACACCCCCGATGATATAGCCGCACCCCTCGCCGCCTTCCTGAATAATGCAGACGACCACCTGACCGATATAAGGCAGCCAGCCGTAAATATTAACGTCCACCTTGTGACCGTCCGGAGAAAGCGAGCCGGAAATACTATCCGGTTCAGCCTTGTCATAGTGTTCCCCCCGGCCAAGCGTGCGCGGCGCAGAGGAATATGTTTCAGAAACAGACCACTTTTTGTTGCCCGTAGTGATATCCGCCGTGATAAGCGGGGAATTCCGGAGTACCGCCAGTTCCCCGGAAACCATATCCCCACGATCGCCGAATATCACCCGCGCCGTCCGCGCCGATACGTTCACGCTGGACACCTTTCCGACCCTGATATCAGCCATCATAACCTCCCAGGCATTTCCGCAGCGTAAGCTCCGTAGTGTAGCCGCTGCCAATGGAATGTGCCGCCGTCTTTATCATGTACTTCCCGTCGAACGCGCCCCAGCCGCTGACGTTCACTGTAGCCCCCGCCGCAAGCCCCGCGTCCCCGATGATTTTCAGCGACGCTGAAAAACGGTCCTTGTTCTTCGCCTTGAGCCGCTTCACAGCAAGCTTCCGTGCCTCCTCGCGGCTGTCAACACGCTCGCTTATCTCGAGCACTTCCCCGGTACCCGGGTTGTCGATTCGCGGCGTGTAGGTATATTCGATCGTAGTTCCGTTCGTGTCCGTCCAGCTCACATGACAGGAGCTGTAAGACTTGTCCGATGATCCGTCCGAAAAAGAGTAAGATAGCACATTCCCTTTTTTCGGCGAAAAAGTCCGTATAGCGGGCTTCTTTTCGTATTCGTCCTCGTCGAATATCACCAGCGCCCCGGCGGTCACTTTCAAAGACATTCCCGCGTCCACACACAGCCGCGAAAGAAAAGAGATGTCGCTTTCATTGCTTTGCTCTTTCCGGCTGTAGACCGGGTCGTAGTCCCCGGAAAAATAGCTTTTAAGATTCCCGGCCGCCGCGATCTGCGCCGCGATAGCCGAAAGCCGGATATTCTCCCAGCTTTTGTTCTTCTTCACCGCCCGGACGGAGGAACCCGCCGGCAGCGACGTCGCTTTAATTGTTATTTTCGCAGGCGGACCGGAAACTTTGATGGTGTCGATGGTGAATTCCCCGCAGTCAAGCACGAGCCGTTCCCCGTCGTCCTCCCAGTCTTTCTGGATTATCGACACTGCCAGCGAAGCCCCCTGCAAACCATTCGCGGAGCTGACAGTGGTACTTCCGACCCCGGTTGCTTTTCCCGCGCCGTTCTTTTCAAGGTCGGCGACATGTACCGCCGCCGTGATAACACCGTTGATCCCGACAACAATGCGATCCGGATTTATAGCGCCGATCTCCAGGACGGTAAACCCGTCATACGAATATACCCAGGCCTGCAGCCCGCCGCCATTATAATCTTTAGCGCCGATCTTCACTTTTACCGGATCGCCTACGGAAAGACCACCAGACTCAGAAGAACTACCGGAACCCGAACCGCCGCCGGAATTCTTCGAAGAAACCGCCGGATTCAGCCAGCTTTGCAGCCATATGCCCTCCCGGTCGTCTATGGTAATGGAAAGGTCGTCCGTTTTCCCCTCCTGTTCGTCCGAATAGGAAAGCGAAAGCAGGTATCTTCCCATGTCCTCCGAGATATCCGCGCCGTTTATCTTAACGGCGACGGAGACCCGCCGCGCACGTTCTTTACTGGAAGTCGTCCAGTCTGCGCTCATATCAGACCTCTTTTCCAGGGCGGGAGCTGCTCGTCAGCCGGCGCGGTGTATTCGGGAACGACAAGCTTTTTCCCCGCGCCGAACACAACGGTATCCGCATATTCGATATTAGCCTCGATAAGCTGACCCATGAGCTTGTCCGACCCCATTGTTTTCAGCGCGATGATATCCCATGTATCGCCCTGAATAGTGATGTAGCTGCCCATAGAACCACCCCTTTAAACAGCCTGTTTAAGTCTTTAACTTATGTGTTTATATACCGCCCCGCATGCAGTCCCCGAGTACACCCGGGAACCGCAGCCAGGAGGATCACCGCGCCCCAAAAGCGCATTTCCGGCGGTACTCGTTCATGCGCAAGCCCCGCCGATATCGTCCCATATCCAGACATTCGCCCGGGTATGGGAAAAGTAATGACAATTGTAATTACCCGACCATTTTGTTGGCTATAACAAAATGGTTATTCTGCCGTCCATAGCCCGGGATTAAGAATTCGGAATTCAATAAAAAGCGTTGCGCCGCTCATCGTCAGCCTTTTCCACGAAAATGCGGTATATCTTTTCCGCAAGATCGTCGTTATACGCGGAATAATCCGCGCTGCTGCCGCTGAACGAACTGTTGACGGTGATGTTGACAGGAGTCGACCGCGCGCGGGAATAAGCGGCAAGGGAAAGTGCCTGCGGCATGATACCCAGCAGCATAGATGTTTCGTCAGCGGTGAATACACGCCGCCCGGGCGCGCCGACGATAAGTTCCGGACCATTCTCGCCTGCGATGAACGCATTCTCCGTGAACGAAGAGCCGTTAGCATGACCGGGGATCCCCGCCGCCTTCATCTCGGCAAGCGCGGAGGTCGGAATAAACTTTGCCCCAGTGCTCCCGCCGCTTTTCAGCAGTTCAAGCTTTCCTGAGACGGTCAGCGGAACTTCCACGGCTGGCAGTACGCCCAGTGAATTAAGTTTGTCTATCTCGTCCGAAACGCCTTGATATATGCTCTTTACGCCGTTTAATGCATTGCCTTTGGCATTCTTGATTATATCGTCACCGTAGCCGTTCCAAGCGTTGCCCATCTCTTCCCGGATTGCTGCAGCCCTTTCGCTGTCACCGGCAGCAAGCGCGTCCGTAAGTTCCTCGTTGAGCTTCTGCAGATTATCGCCCATGTTCTGATTAGCTGCCAGCAAGCCTATCCAGTTATCCCAGATGTTCGTCCCCTGAGATTCCACCGTATCAAGAAGCACATCGCCAAGCTGCTGTTTTAGGTCGGCAGCAGTGTTCATCATCTCACTTACAAATTCGCTGCGCTTTGTGAGGTAGTCGTCATACGCGACACCCTGTGCTGTGTCCAGTGCGTCCATAACCTGGGAATATTCGTCACCGGTCATCTTGTTATGCGCCAGCATAACGCCTGCTTCGCGCCGTAGTTCCTCGTAGTTATCGTTGATATTATTCTGCGCCTGGTCAATCTCGTCAAGGTAGGATTTTCCGTATTCCTGCAGCGCCTGGATATTCTCAATGGCGTCTTCCTTGTTTGCTCCAAGATCCATACCGCCCAGAGCTTCCTTCTGCTCCTCATAGGCAGCCAGCGCGTCCGATTTCCCGCTGTCCGACATCTCATTGATATATTGCATTTCATCAACGAAAGCCTGCTTATCCTCATCGGTAACTGCGTCGCCAGAGCGAATCTTTCCAAGATAGTCAGTAACAACTTTCTGTGACTGCGTGATGGAATCCCCAAACTGCGCCTTGAACCCTTCGAGAACACCCGTGATATCCGCAACGCTTATTCCTAACTGTGAAGCAGCCGTCTGCGCCTGTGATTTAAATGTGTCGAATACCACGCCGTAGCGCACTTGAAAATCATCTTCCAGCTTGCTCACCAACGTGTTGAACGGCTCGTACATAGCGTCAGCCTGCTCAGATGTAAGCGTCCCGTTTTCTTCAAGTATCTGATTATAAAGATCTACCGACTGTTTCGCCTTGGACATCTCATATTCGATATCGTCCAACTTGTCCGATGCTTCATTCACTTCCTGGGCATACTTGTAGTGCTCCGATGTGCTTTCCTTTACCGCCTCGGTATAGTCTTTCAGCTTCGGCAGTCCGTTATTGAAAAGCTCGCCGTCCGCATACTCCTTGCGGAGTTTCTGGTAGTGCTGATAGTTAAGATATACCGCGCCCGCAATAGCTGCCAACGCCGCAACGGTACCTGCTGCGACTGCTGTAAATCCGGCGGCAGAAGCTGTAAGACCCGTAAGCGACGAAGCAAATGTTGACAGTTTCTTTCCGTCGTCTGCCAGTTTAGCCGCCTGCCGCGCTGCTTTAACCTTTGTAAATGCCTTTTCAATCCCCAGCAGACCTGTCTTTACTCCGAGATATGTCACCTGCGTACCCTTGAGGATAAGCGCATATTTCGCGACTTCTCCAGCGATCCCGGCAACTTTCTTAATGCCCTCCTGATTCTCGGAAACCCATCTCTGCGCACCCTTTGCCGCTTCTGTAAGCTCCCCCGCCAGTTCCTTTATCATCGGCAGGGTCATGTCGCCTATGGTGATACCAAGGTTCTCCACAGAATTCTTAGCCTGGTCGATTTGGGATTCCGTCGTGGCATAGCGCTTTTCAGCCTCGGCAGTCAGGGCGTTGTTTTCCTCCCACGCCTTTGTGGCAAGATCGGCGGCGTCGGTCAGGATATCGTCAGAAGAAGCGAGCGAAAGCACCGCGTTGGACATTCTGACTTCGGTGATGCCCATGTCGTCCAGGATAGCAACGGCGCTTTTGCCATTGCGTTCGGTGTCGTTCAGTCCCTTTGTGAAAGCGGAAAGCGCCTTGAGCGAATCCTGCTTGTACAGCTGTTTGAAAGCGTCCTGCGAAAGATTTGCGACCTTTGCGAAGCCCTCAAGCCCGTCCCCGGTTTCAACGGCAAGCTGTAAGGATTTCAGGATCTTAGACATAGCCGAACCGCCGGCCTCCGCTTCGATACCGAGTGAAGAAAGCGCCGTAGCCGCCGCCATTATCTGCGGTTCCGATAATCCGGTAAGCTCACCGGTGGAAGCAAGCCTCATGCCCATTGAAACAATGTCCGCCTCGGTAGTAGCGAAATTGTTGCCCAGGTCAACGACTACCGAACCGAGCTTGTCAAAGTCCCCCTGATCCATCTGCGTGATGTTCGCGAATTTTGCCAGTTCAGAAGCCGCTTCGTCTGCCGAAAGATTTGTTGCCTCCCCCAGGTCTATCATTACCTTTGAGAAGTCAAGGATATGCTCTTTCTGAATACCAAGCTGACCTGCGGCTTCTGCAACGGCGGCAATTTCGTCTGCTGAAGCAATGACGTCAGTCTGCGACATATCCAGAATGCCCTGCCGCATTTCCGCGAATTCTTCCTCCGTTGCGTCAACAGTCTTGCGAACTCCGGTGAATGCGCTCTCAAAATTCATCGCAGGCTTTGAAGCGGTGGCGTACACCGTACCGACCGCCGCCCCGATCCCCCCGGCAAGACCCGCAAATTCTTTTGTGGCGTCCCTGAACTGCGCCCGGGTGGTTTCCAGCTCCTCCGACACGTTCGAAAGGAAGTTCCGTGTCCTGGATATTTCCTCAAGCCGACCCTGTAATCTCTCCATATCGCCGGAAAGGTTATCAGTGTCGATACCCGCGTCCTGTAAGGCAACACGCGCGTCACCCAACCGGTCCTGCATTTCCCGAAGCCGCTGATTATGCTCCTCCAGCGCGTTTTCACAGCGCCGTATCTGTTCCGCATTGCGTTCCAGCTGCCCCCGCTGTTCTTTCGTCGGGTTCGCCGTGTTGGTCATTTCCTGTGCAAGCTCGGCATTGCGGCGTCTTAACTCCGTCAGCCGTGTTTCACTATTGCGAATGATCTCGTTCTGCCGCTCGATAGCCTTCTGCTGCTTCTGATACCCGCTGATGTCCCTCATCTGGGAGTTCAGTGTGCGGGTAGCAGTCTGGAGCGCCTTCATTTCGCTGGAGGAATTCCGCATAGCGGCAGAAAAAGAACCGCCCATAGCTCCGGTGATCTTGAAGAACATCTCGTATTCACGACGTGTGCTGCTCATTCCTTCTTTTCCTCCTTAGCGATATCAAGGGCGGTCTTTAACCACTTTTCAAGCCGCCGAAGCGGCATGTTGTAAAAAAATCCGGCGGGAGTATTCGTATTTCGCGAAAGATAAATACTTTCGCGCCTCCACCAGCCCGCCGGGTCATTGCTTATTCCCCGCTCATAAAAAAAGCGCGGGCTTTTCTCCTGATGATGTTGCCATCATACAGCGGAAGATGCTCCAGAAGGCTGATATGTACCTTAGCCGCCTTTGCAGCCAGGCGCATAACATAAGCCGTGCTGTATTCCGGAATAATGGCATAGCGGTTGTCCGCGGCCATCTCGTCCTCGACATCTTCCATGTCGGCGGCGGTCAGCCCGCCAAAGTTGAATTTAAGCTCTTCATAGGTTTCTCCCTCCCAGGTGAAAGGCTTCCTGAACTTGTGGACATACACGTCCGCGCCCTGGGCTGATTCCTCCGCTCTCACCTGCTCCTCTGTCATATCTGCTTTCTCTACGCTGCTCATAGTGATTCCTCCTGTGTTTTTGAATCCGAAATATTACGGCGCCGCTTCCATGGCATATCATTCTGATCCGTCGCGAAGTGACACCGAAATTCCGAATTAAGAATTACGAATTCCGAATTGTTCTAAGCTCCCGGCAAAGCCGGGATTCCGTCCCCACTCCGGGGGCGGAAAGGAAAATCGGATGTTCAGTGCCGGACGTTCCCGGCGCTGAACTATGCAAGTCCCAGATTCTTGCGCATCTCCGCAAGGTAGTCCACGCCGTCCACGAAGAATATGTAGTTTGCGGGATCGACCTCAAGGGTCTTTGCGCCGTCGATGAAAGTAGCGAAATAATGCACCGCATATTCCGCGTTGGTATCGCCTGTCGAGAAGTTCGCAAGCTTTCCGGTCTTGAGGGTGATGGGCGTGCACTTGAGGATGTGCTTTACCGCCACCTGTCTTACGCCGGAAACAGTGTCGCGCTCCTGCACGTTCGCACGGAGATCGAGCTGGTGTTCCACCGGGGTAAACAGATTGTACGCGATCTTTGTAGGATTGCGGAAATTGATGGTCGTCTTCATAGCCTCGATATGACCGATGATCACCGCGTCATACTTTCCCGCGAAGCCCGCGCCCTGCATCTCCTCGGTGATCTGGGTGATATCCGGCAGGTCAACGTCAGCAATGCCGTAGTAGTCCACCGCGTTCTCATACACGCGGAACGCGATGTTTATTTCTGAAAACTGTGCCATTCATGTACCTCCATTAACCGCCAAGCGCCGCAGAAACATAGTCCGCGTCGTATTCCAGGACGAACTCCATCTCCTTCGCTGGTGAAGGCGGCGTGATGTAGATGTGGAACTTCATGCGGCCCGCCATCAGGTCGGTAAGCGGGTTCTCCGCCTCGCTGAACTCGATACGCCCGCCCAGGATATGTTCATCAGTCTTGAGACCGTTCAGCCAGATGTTCACCGTGTCGATGATGCAGTCGATAAGCCGGCGCGTCATCTTGCTGTCAAGCTTACCCCAGAACGTCAGGGTAACGGTCTGCGCCACATAGCCGAACATTCTGTTAATGCAAAGAAAATAATCCTTGACGTCAGTGGAGTTCGGATAGCACGCAGTCTCGTTGCCCCACAGCGCAAATCTGCCGTTGAAGTTCAGCGCGGTGACTATGCCCTTGCTGTTCAGCACATTCGCGTCGGCAAGCTCAAGCAGAACCTCGGAACCGTCGGAAAGCACGGTGCTGTCAGCCTGGAGCGTCTTGTTTGACGGGGATTCGGACGGGATACCGCCGTTGTCGTTATCCACAGTCGCCGCAAGCGCCGCGATGTGGGTAGAAAGGTGATATTTCTTTCCCGCAAGCGCCACCATAGGCCAGCAAAGCACCTCGTTTGTGCCGTTGATGTTCTTGTCAGACTTCCAGCCGTAAACATCGCTGTACTTCTTGATAGTGGTGCAGTCTGCGTCAATGACCGCCTTGCCCTTGAACAAACCGCAAATGCTGTCAGCCTTCGCAGCCATGACAGCCGCTACAGCGTTATCGCTGGAATAGCCGGGCGCGATGATGAATTCCGGAACCACGCCATACTTCGTGAACACGGAGTTCACAAGCTCCAGACCCTTCTTTGCGCCGGTGCTGACATCGATACCGCCGATGATGTCGTCGGAATCCACGCCGGAGGGCTTTACCTTGTCGTAAGCGATATAGGCAGACGAGCCGGAAAGCGCGCCGCCCTTTATCGCCTCAACGATGAGCTTGCCGTCGTTGTAGAAGCACGAATAATCGGTGCCCTCAACAAGTGCATTGCCCGCAGAAGCAGCCTTAACGACTACAGTGCTCTTGATCGCCGTTTCCGGAAGCTCCGCGCGGCCGTCTACAAGAGTTACCTCGGCGCTCACAACAGATTCCTTGTGTTCGGCGGGGTCGAGGACATTCACGAATATCACCGGACTTACGCCGTAAAGTCCGAAATGTGTTTTCATGACCTCACAGAGCGTGAAATCCTCCCAGTTGTCGGAGTAGCCGAGCGCCGCCACGGCCTCCGCATAGTTGTTGGCGTAAACGAGCTTGTTTACAGCCCCCTCGCCCTGATATACGGGCGCGGTGCCGACCGCAAAAGTAATGCCGACGGATACCGCCGCCGGAGTAGCGAGCGCGGTCGCCTGCTCGCTGGTCTTAATGCCGTGATAGTAAGCCATTTATCCTTGTCCTCCTCATCTGCCGGAAAGGTTCTTGTAAGCGTTGCCCAGGGCGGTGCCCGGGTCATGTATCTTTGCTCTCACCGCCGAAAGTTCCTCCGGTGTGACGAACATCATGCGCGCCAGGGGATAGTTATGCAGCTCGTCCGGGATTATCTCGTCGAGCTTTTTCCCGTGCGTGATGAACGCCCGGCCGGAAATAAGCTGCGTGCGGAATATCGACGGACCGATGTAAACCAGAACCGGCGGGACGGAAGATCCGGACTGCGTGACCGCCGAAACTTCCTCATGCTCACAAGCTGGGTTTCCCGAAGCGGTCATATCCGCCCCGGTGCTCACCCCCGCAGTGTCAGCCGCGCCGGAGATTCCGTCTTTCTGTTCTGTATCGGAGCTTACTCCGAAATTTCTGACCTTAGGCATGAAAGTTCCTCCGTTCTGTCAGTAAACCATCTTGTATTTTTATACGCCAAGTTATCAAAGTCGGGGAAATCCGGCTGAACCGGCGGAAGCTCAAAGCTCGCAAGCATTTCCCCGAAAAAGTACTGACCGTTCGTAGCCGGGTCGATAGCCCAGTCTATCCTGTCCATAAGCAGGAAGTGCCCGCCTATGGCTTCGCGCTTCAAAAGCCGGTGCCGAATGCGCTCGATGATGTTCAGCACATTCAGCTTGCCTTCGCCCATATCGTCGCAGTAAACGCCGACGGCGAACCGCACGCCGACCTGGCTGTGAGGATCGACCGCGGGCTTCTGCTCGTCCTGCCCGGTCAGCACCTGAAGAATGATGTACGGAATAAGATTGAGGTCGTCCGTCTTTTTCGGCAGGTCCATAAGATACACCCTTGCCGGGCGGTATGTCGTTTCCGCACCCGCCTTTTCCGGTCTGCACGGGAGAACGATGTCTTTTACGCATTCCTCGACAAGCGCCTTAAGCGCCGTCATAAGGTCGGTCACTGTCATCTTCCGCCGTACCCCCTCAATATTCTGTCTATCTCATGGTCAAGGCGCTTGTCAAAAGTCGCCTTTGCCGCTGCGTCCATATCCTTGATAACCTCGCCGTTCTCCACCATGTGCGCCGCCGACGGACCGTAAAGGGCCTGCGAGCTGTTGCGCTCGGTGGAATAACGTTCGAAAACATTAACGCCGTATTTTCCAAGGTCGGTTATATACGCGTGTTTGAGGTCTTTCGGGATACCGGTCAGCACCTCCGCCTTGAGCCGCCGCACATGTCCTTTCTCATGCGCCCTGTAGCCCCTGACGTTGAAGCTGATAAGCGGAATGAGATACCCGCCGAACGTTACAGCCGCCGAAAGCGACTGCTTGTTCGCGCGGAATGTGTGTATCCTTGTGTCCTGATAGAAAGCCGCCCGGTCCACTGTGTACATGCTGTGTACTGATTTCCAGGCGACCCCGCGGGCGCTCATCATGGCGCGGTTCGCAGCATTCGAAAGCGCCGCGTACACCTTGTTTCCCGGCAGCCCCCGCAGCTCTTCATTGACTCGCTGGAGCTGTTCAGCAGTTACTTCCATTACTCGTCGAACCTCCCAGCATTCACGCGCGAACAAGCGCGTGGAATTGCAGACTATTCCGCAAACCTCTCAAGTGAAAGCACGATCTCCTTCCCCTGGATAAGCTCCGAGGAAAGTATGTCGTATTCATCGTCGTCGATAAATATCCGGTTTCTGACCTCCGGAAGCACTCCCAGCGCCTCATACGGGATATACACCGTCTTTTTCAGCGAGTATATCCCGTCGCCGTATCGCCCGGAGCCGTCCATGCTTCCGCCTGTTATTTCGAATTCCTCCGGGATATATTTGGTGATAACGGCAGTGACTTCATATTCCACGCCGTTGTATGTCACCCTGTGAGTTTCCGCAAACTCCCTGAGATTGTGGAAAACCTCCCGGATATCCTTTTCCACAGCCTCCCGGAAATCCATCATTACAGCACCTTCGCTATGTACCAGCTCTTGAGGTTGTGCGGAACCGCAAGCGGTCTGGAAGAGATGCGCACGGTGCGCACGCGGTTGTCGCTGGAAAGGAAGGATTCGGAGTATCTCTTGCCTGTAAAGGTCTGAGGCTCCTGCGTCTTTCCGTTAAAGTTGCTGATAGCGCCGTACAGCATGTCGAAGCGCGCCGCAGTGCTGAACAGGCCAACAGTGCCGTCCGGTACGTAAGGCTTTGTAACAGGGCTGTCCGGGTTGGTCCAGTCGTCCAGATACCATTCGTCATAAGTGTAGATAGACAAGCCCATCATCGGGATATTACCGATGAAGCTCACGCCGTTCGAAAGCTCCCGGGGCTTGATGGTCGCGATCTCGTAGTTTCTGATGTCAAGCAGCTTCTGCACGTTAGCGTTGCCAATGAACGCGTTCGCCGCGTCCACGCTCATGATACAGATGTTCGCATTAACATAGCCGTCCTTTGAGATCGCTCTCTTCCACTTCTGGAGATCTGCGATAGGGTCTGAACCCGCAGCGGACCACTTCTTTGAAAGGGTTTCAGTGTTGCTGAAGCCGAAGTTGATCTCGTCGTCGATGTTCTTGCCCTTTACAGTGATCTTGCCGGTGAACAGCGCCTCGGCGCACATTACTTCCTCGCGGCGGGTGATCATCTCGTCCATCTCGACGAGATCTTCTGAAAGCTTTCTCACAGCTCTTTCAGCCGGGGTCATGCTGGAAGTGATCTGTTCGCCTGCGATACGGTTGAGCATCTCCTCCGCCTCAGTCACCTTTTCCGGCGCTACAAGCGGCGCGGTATAGGTCTTGGTGGAATATCCCTTGTTCGGGATAACCTGACCGCCGGCCTTGGGGTTCACGAACGGCGCGACGCTCCTTGAACCCTCGACGATATCGAAGTTTACGCTCTTGGTGACGAAAGTCTTGCTGCCCTTAAAAAAAGTGCTCTTGAGGAACGTAGTCACACGCGGGGAGCGTCTGAATACTTCCTCGATCCTGGTAGGTGTATAAAGATCCATTTTTGTCCTCCTTTCCTCTTACTTGAGGAAAATGCCGATGTTTCTGAACGGAACGACAAGCGCCGATACATCGACGTTTTCCGCGACGACAAGCGCGTCAGCCAGCACCTCGCCGGTAAGCAGCACCGCGCCGACCTCGTCCGCGCCGATGTCCTCCAGAGCAATGCCGTAAAGCCCGGTCACTCCGGTAGTGTAAGTGACGCCGCTGTCAGCGGAAGTAGCCGCCACGGGGCTGATCTTGCCGTCCGCGATGGTCACAGGCTCGTACTTTCTTACAGCCGCCTCGGCAGTAGCCTTGCCCTTGATGTGCGGGAACTCGCTGCCCGCGTAAAAGTTGACCGCACCGATAGATTCGGTGCCGGGAGTGTATCTGCCGCCCATCACTTAGCCTCCTTGCCGAATATGCCGTCCAGCATGCCGCTGAACTTCTTGTCATCATCGTCCGCAGGGGATTCCGGCGCCTGCTGCTGAACAGCGTCCGCGCCGCTGTCCTGCGCGTCCTGCTCCCTGTTCCTGAGGTAATCCGCGCCCTGCTTCTTCATGCCGTTAAGCACGCGCACCGCCATTTCCGGCGCGGTGATGAGATCGGTGTACTTCGCCTGTTCGGCGACGTCCTCGAACCCCTCCACGGTCGCGTCCTCGATAGCCTTGATGCGCTCTCTTTCGCCCTTTGCCGCGTCATTCTCGATCTGCCTGCACAGATCGGGATACGCAGCCTTAAGTCCTGCAATATCCTTGATATCTGCCATTCCCTGTTCCTCCGTTGGTTCAGTTGTGTCCTTTGCCGTTGTCGTCTTTTTCGCCGGCGCAGCTCCCGCCGCTCCATTGATCGTGTTACTTATTGTGCTTAAAGCGGGAAACCGCTCTAATACCTTTTCCGGAATACCAGGCATCTCGACGGAGTTGACGAAGAAATGTCCGTCCCTGTTCTCCACGGCGGTATTTTCCGCCGCAGAAATAAGCTCGTCGCAGTACCCCGCTTCCACTGCGGAAGTACCATCGAACCATGTTTCCGCAGCCATCGCCGCTGAAATATCCTCGGCGCTTTTCCCGGTCTTTCCTGCGTAAGCCGCCACAATAGCCTGCTTGATGGTCTTGAGCTCGTCCGCCATCTTCTCAAGCTCCTCCGCCTTGTAGTAGCCGAAGGAGCCGACCGCCGGGTCGTGTATCATGAACATCGCCGCAGCGGGTATGGATATCTTTTCCGCGCCCATGCAGATGACCGTCGCAGCAGAAGCCGCCCAGCCGTCCACCACCGCGCTGACCTTCACACCCTTCTTTCGCAGGTCGAGCAGGCGGTTATATATAGCAAAAGCCGCGAAAACATCACCGCCGCCGGAGTTGATACGAACAGTAAGCGCCTGGATATCGCCAAGCGCTTTCAGATCATCGCTGAACTGTTTCGGAGTAACTTCGTCGCCCCACCAGCTCGTTGAACTGATACTGCCGTATAATACAAGTTCGGCGTCGCCGCCTGTTTCCGTGCTGTTCCGGAAACTCCAGAACCTTTTATCTGCGCCGGCGGCAGCGGTAACGCCCCGCGGCGCATTGTTCGAGTTGATTTCATCCATCGTTGTCCCCCTTATTTTCGGACTTGTCGTCATCATCGGAGGTGTTCACAAGCACCGTCGTCTTTTCCCCTCCGCCAGCCTCGCCAAGTAGCTTGTTTTCCGTCCGGAGCTGACCGACGTTTGCGTAATAGCTGGAACCGTTCAGTTCCAGCGCCTCGGTGTCCCTGGTCGAGAAACCGTTCTGCACGCGTACGACCGCCGCGGTGACCTCCTTGAGCGGGTCTATCTGACCCTGTGAAGGACCAGTCCATTTTGCGGAGCAGTAAGCCTTGCGGATAAGCGGGTCAGAAAAGAACCCCGGCGCCTTTATACGCCCCTTTGCCACAGCCTCGCACATGAATTCCTCAAATATCGGCTGACAGAAATCGTTGATAAGCCAGCTCCGGTGCATTCTGACAGCTTTCCAGAACTCCAGCAGCGCCGCACGGGACGCGGAGTAATTGCTGTTGAACATCGACATCAGCACCTCGTAGGGTATCTCAAGCGCCGCGCCGATCTGGGCGCTGACCGCCCGGACAAATCCGTCAAAGTTCGCGTTCGGACGTCCCGGATTGATGTCGTGCGCCTTTTCGCCGTCCTGAAGATCGACGATAGCGCCGTTTCCGAGCCTGATAGCCCCGGCGGCGGTGCGGTCGCCCTCGTCAACGGGCTCTACCTCCCCGACCGGAACTTCCTCCGAAACTCCCTCTTTCTCGATGAATACCGTGAACATTCCGGAGATCACCGCCGCCATAAGTTCGGCGTCCGTGTACCGCCCGAGCTGTTTCAGCGCTTCGATGACCGGCGCGACGAACGGAACGCCGCGCACCTGCCCTATTCGCTCCCGCGAACAGATGAACAGTGCGTTGCGGCGGCCGGTCTTGTCGCCGTAAGCCTTTACCCTGGTCCACTTGGTGACCTCCCGCACGTTGTCAACGGCAAGCGGGTGATTGTTCGCCACCCAGTAGGCTATGACTTCGCCGGACTTGTCCTTTTCAACGCCGGATTCGATAAGCGGGTCGGAAAGCTTGTCGGACGGCGTAGACACCCGGTCTGCCTCAATAAGCCGGATAGTCAGCTCATATGGATTCCCGGCGCGCTTTTTAAGCGGCATAAGCGCCAGCACATCGCCGCTCATCAGCCAGTTGAAGAAAGCAAGCTGCTGCAACTCCTCGAAATTATCGATACGTTCAGCGTCGCAGTCCGGCGAATCTGTGAACAGCCTGAATTCCCGCTCTATCTGCGCTTCAAGCTCCCGCGCCCGCTCCTCGTCCATCTTGAGGAATCTGAAATCCACCTGCGATGTCAGTTTCAAGCCCTGACCGACCACCGCAGTGCGCATTTTCTTAAGCGCCGCCGTGGCCAGCGGAACGCCGGAATAAAGATCGCGGCTTCGCTGACGGAGCGTGTCAAGGTGTTCGTGGATATCTTCGTCCGCCGAACCGCCGTATGAGTTCCACCCGCGCAGTGAATTGCGCGTGAACGAACCGCCATAGTTTCCATAACCGGAATCCAGCACCGAAAGCGCGTTACGCGCGGCGGCGCGCTTGACCGCAGCCTGCGGATTTATAAAGGCTATGGCCTTATCTATGAAGTTCACCGCCGTTCACCTCCGTCAGTCCATCGGAATACCGCGATAAATGCGGTTGCGTCCTTTTCCGGCGCGCTCAAGCTTCGTCACCATGTCGTTCCAGTAGGTTATGTTTTCCCTGACCTGCTTGAGATCGGCGCGGGTTAGGCTCATAGTCCCCATTGTGTAGCTCTGCGAGGTCGCAAGCGCTTCCTCCGCCTCAAGCCAGGTGTTCAGCTTTTCCCGAGCAATCTCAACTGTAATCCCGCCCATTTATTCACCGCCATGTATATAATCCGTAAAATCGTATATTTTCCCAGTGTCATGATAGCATATCCGGATTCGCACTGACGCGCAGCCGCCCGCAGGACTTTGCAATTATTTATGGCTGTTCCCGAAAAAGGGCAAAAAATAAACGGCGAACGAATCGTTCACCGTAAAACCAAAAAGGCCGCTGCAAAAATGCAGCGACCGCAACTATTTTCGTTTAGGAAACAGTTGAATATTTGAGGCGGCATTTTCGCGACCCCATGAAAATGCCTGTGCAGACCAATACTACTTGCTTCGGGGTTAGCCGAAAACAAAAAAGCGGCAGTCCTGCGCAAAGGACCGCCGCTTTTTGCCATGCCATGGGAAAACTGACGCACTGGCGTACATCAGCCGGTTATAGAAAGGTTTATCTCAATCCGGATATTTCTATCCGAATATCAACCGAAAGGAACAGCGCCCATGCCGCAGGGCGCTGTCTTTTTCGCCGGGTGCAACACTCGGGTCAAAATGAGACATATGCGTCTTGACATCTCACAGTCAATATTATAACGCGAAAAGCGCCGAACGTCAACACATTCGTGCTATTCGTCCCAGAAAAGCACTTGAATATAAAACGCAATATTTCCGGCGCTGCCAATCGGCAGCGGAAACCGGATAACCGTTGACAAAAGGCAGCGGAAACAATCCCCGGAACTTCAGGTTACTCCGAAGTTGCTTAAAAGTTATATCAAAGTTTCCGCTCTCCCATATCCGCCCCATATTGAACTGCCGCATATCCCTTCCAACTCTCCCCCAAGTTTGTCACCAAAATCATGCAAGTCATTTACAACCACCGCCGGAATTTCGAATTCATATTATTCCGCTTGATACGGTCCGCCGCTGCGTTCTTCTACGCCTTGCGGCGCGGTTCTCCGGCGCGATGAGTACGGGGTTAGCGATCTCCAGCGCGGCGGTGGCATAGTTCCGGATATCCCAGGGCTCGTTTCTGTGATAGGACGGATTCTTCAGTTCCCAGGTTATGACCGCGTGCCCCTTGACGTATTTCATGACCATCTGTTCGGCTGTAAGTCCCCGGAAATATTCCTCAGTATATCCGCGCCCCCGGTCGCGGGGAAAATGGCAGTAGTTCGGTCCTTCCTCAACCACTTTCAGCCGCTGCGCCAGCAAGGCCTTTCCAGTGTCGACTCCTATCTTGAAAAGCGGAGTCTTTACCCGGTTTGAGGTTGTCGGGCGGCTGATATACGGCACGTCCGCGCCGCCGTAGCCCTTGATGGCGAATACGTTCTGCGAGTATCTTTTCTTGCAGAAGCGGTATACCTCGGTCGTGAAATGACCGCCGGAGTCCATGCAGGTGCAGGCTATCCGGAGTTTCTGACCGTCCTCCCTCTCGAACTCCTGTTCCAGGAACGCGCTGAGCTGCTCCCAGACGTGCGGCTGCTTGAGGTCGCCGTAAATGACTTGATACTGGATACCCCAGCTTTCCTTTTCAACGCCCCAGCCAACCACTTCAATTTCAAAGCGGTTGTCCTGGGTGTCCACGCCGGCAGTAAGCACGAGCACCTCTTTCGGCACCATGCAGCCGTATTTCTCCCGGCGCTTGTACATCTCGTCCTCCGCAAGCTGTTCGCCCTGCTCGTGCCAGCATTCGCCCATTTCTGTGTTCGTCCAGACCTTGAGCAGCTCGACGTTCCCCTCCTTGGCCTTTTTGTTAGCCTCGAGGAATTTCTCGACGACTTCCCGCCAGTCCACGAACAGGGAAGCAAGCGAATTAAGGTGAAATCCCCGCACGTTCCGCGCCGGGAACGCCGCGACGAACTTTCCCTTGATATACTGCTGCTTCCATTCAGCCTCCTTGCAGACCGCCCCGCAGTGCACGCATACATAGTTGATATCGGTCAGGTCAGCCTTGTCAAACTGCACCTGGGACCAGAGCAGCGGCTGAAACTTTCCGCAGTGCGGACACGGCACGTTCCATTCTTCTTTGGTGCTGTTTTCGAACTCGATCTGAATTCGGGAAAGCCCGTCGATGGTCGGAGTGGATACATACACTATCTTCTTGTTCCAGAACGTAGTCAGTCGCTTTTCCGCAAGCAGCAGCGGATCTCCCTCGTTGCCGGCGGAAAACGGATACCTGTCTATCTCGTCCGCGAACAGCGCCCGGATAGGTCTGGACGCAAGTGAACTGGGCGAATTCGCGCCGACAATGGTCACATGCCCGCCGGGAAAGACCTTCTGCAATATCGTGTTGCCGCTCGTCCGACTTTTGTCATTGATAAGCGCCGATAATACCGGAGTGTCCCGTATCATGGGGGAAAGGCGGTCCTTTGAATACGCCTCGCCCATCTGTAAGGTCGGCTCCATCGTCATTATCGGCGACGGATCGTTGTGTATGTAGTATCCCGTGGGATTCAGTATAAGCGCGTCTGTCTTGCCTATCTGCGCCGCCGTCATGACTACGACCTTTGTTGTTTTCGGGTCGGAAATAGCGTCCATCATGAATTTCTGGTAAGGCGCCTTCGACGTTCTCCACCGCCCCGGCTCGGCGGAAGCCTCCGGCGATATCATGCGGAACCGGTCGGCCCACTCCGATATACTGATAGCCGGCGGCGGCTTAAGCCGCGAAAATATCTCCCTCATCAACTCCCGAGTATTTCTCGACAGTTCGAATTCTTTCTTCTCATTTTCCCCCATTTTTAAATTTACCCCCGCTTTTTTAAATGCAATTTCAAAAACCGCCGTGAATATTTCAGAATGTCCCCCTTGACATTTTAATTTATGTGCTTTATAATATACATGCACTACCAAGGCTAATCTATTAGTACAACCTTTATGGCTGATGGATTTGCTGTGTACTACAGTCAACCTTTTTGCATTCGCGCCGATGGGGTACCAACCTATCGGCGCCTTTTCTTTCCACAGCAAACAAACTATCAGCAAATATCATCAAATATTAATAAATACCAGAAAAACGCGCGGAAAACAGCCGCGCGTTTTTGCTGCGTTCCAGCAGCGTTTTCGACATTTCCGCTGCAAAAACGCAGCGCAGATGTCGAAGCTCCTGATAAACTTCATATCCTTTCGCCTTTTATCGCCGTTTTTTAGCTTTACCCGCCTTTTTCGAACGATTCCGGCATTTTTTATAACGATACCCGCTGCTTTTCAACGAATTATGCGTAAAAATATCGCTTTCAGCGGATTTTTTGCTATTTTCGGACGAACCGTTCGCAGAAAGGGATATTTTCTTTGAGTAAAACGCGCTCATAGGCTTTAAATGCCGACACACCCAGCACGCAGGCTTGTGAACGTGTTCAGTAACGCCGCACTCGTGCTTGTCACAGTACCATCGCGGCTTCCTGGCGGTTGTATGATGATACAGTATCAGATATCGGATAACATCACCGCCTGGTCAGGCATTATCGGAGTTCCCGGTAATAATCACAGAATACGGAAGTCCCCCGACCCACTCGCAGAACTTACGCCATTCGTCCAGCTTATGATTCTTACGGCTGTGGTACATGTTGGCGAGTACCTCATAGTTCATCTGAACAGTCGCCCGCTGGTTGTAACTCTGCGGAAGAAGCTGTATCATCTGCCACCACAGAGCCTTGTTTGCTTTCTGGCTGACCAGATACGCCCTGCGGTATGCATTCAGCGCCTGAATGACCGTATTGAGTACTTCAAGCGCCGAAGCCTGCAAATAGACTGTCTGCTGGTCGTCGTTGTCGTATATGCCGTAGGTCTGAAAATCTCGCGTGAACAGATGCTCCCTGCTGAAATCATCAAGAGTAAACTCTTTTTCAGCAATAGTGTGCATGGTAGAGCAGCTGTTCCGCACCGTGCTGACCTTGTAAGTATCGAACTCAGTCCACCAGTATCTCGGCGCCGTAATGTCACAGGTAACGTTTATCATGCGCATGAACTTTCGATGATCCGTACCCGCCGCCGCAAGTTTCTTCATCAGCGTAAGGTCGTTATTGCCCGCAAAAAACTCCAGCTTCGAGCCGTCATCGACCGGATGCCCAGCAACATCATTTAACGGCAGCCAGCAGCTGTCCGACTTATCCCACGAATTCAGCGGATTACGCATTCCGCGGATAGCTGCTTCCCAGCCGAACACCTCCACGTTTTCAATCTTTATCATTGGTTTCTCCTTCCCCGTTCACCACTTTTCGCAACTCGTCGGAAAGCGCCTCCCGCCGCGCTTTCTTCCCCTGGATAAGCAGCGCGAACGATTCCGCAAGCACGTCTATCTCTGTGTCAAGCTGGTGTATCTTCCGGTCGATCTCCTGAATACGTTCAAGCTTTTTATTTTCGCTGTCTTTCATTTATTCTCCTTTCACAGCCTTGCCATCTCGTCCAGCAGCACCCGCCGGCGCTGTTCCCGTATGTCGATAAGGACTTTCAAGTCATTGTCGGTAAAATTGAAATTCAGAACTTCATAGCCGTAGCTGTAATGAAAAATTGTGTCACGGTAAAAGTATTTTCTTTTCAGAAAATCCCTGTACCTGTACATTCTGTCCATCGCTTTCGTAAGGATATCGACCTCGTCGTCTATACGATTAAGTTCCTCGTCGATCTCCTTAACCCTGGCAACCATTTTATCAGTCACTCCATATCCTCCTTTACGGGCTGTTGAGCCATTTTATAAACGTATCCATATTAGTCCATCTCTTACTTAATCTCTATTTTAAGCCGTCTGCCGAGCCACTGCAAACCCTCTGTTGTCAGCTTGTAATAGACATGTTTTTCGCTCTGTGATTTGGTGATAATCCAGTGCGGAAGTTTGTTAAGCAGCCTGTTTCCGGGAAAATTAGAAGCGAAAACGTTTCGATACGGTCTATAAAACTCTTTCCCGTGTCTGTGGTATGGCCTTTTCCTGCCAAGTCCCACCATATGTTTGCAGAGGTCGATTACTTTTGTAAGCTCTTCTGGGGTGAAGTCCATTTCAATCCCCATATCCATTCCCATTTCGCCGAGTGCAGTTTCGTGTTCACTGCTCCTCTTTTCAGCCCAGTTTCTGGGGTGCTTGCAGCCCAACATACCGTCAGCGTGCTCTATTCCGTATTTGCCCTCGCTTTCCAGGCACACATCGTCCTCGGCGATAGGGCATAACGGGCAATTGTCACATCTCATTTTATCACCTCCACATAACGCCATGACTGCGGCGGTCGTTTCAGCGGTCGTAAAGGATAGCTGCTGTTTGTGCAATCCATATCACGCTCATGCTGATTAACCATGTCACACTTCCAGAACTCGCAATTGGGACAATCTTCGTCACACGGTGCCAGAAATCTGCTCAACTCTTTTGGCTCATCATAGATAACGAGGTTTGATATATGCCAAACATACAGACTATCGTTATCGCCTGCATATCGTTCCAGTTCTTTTACCGAAACACAGCTATGTTTTACAAGCCACCCTGCGTAACATTCATCTGGGAACGTTGCTATTTTATTGCACACAAACTCTCCAATAACCTTGCCGTTACCGTCCTTGTCGAATGCATTGTGACTGTGTTCATCAGTGTAAGAATATCGCTTCCCAGTCCAGAAGTGATTGTTTCTGTCTTTTGTGCAGTAGATGTACGCCTTGAATGGCACTTTGATTTTCGGCTTAGTCTTGCGAATCTCAATCGTTTTCTTTCCTGTAGCTATCAACTCGCACCATTTCGGCTGAACGCTGAGGAGTACCGCCTTGTTGCTCATTTACTCACCTCTTTTTCTTTCCCTTGCGCTTCTGCTTCCTGCTCCGGCTTTTCTTAGCCGCGAACTTCCTGAAACCACGTTCAGCGCGTGCGCGTTCCTCGCTGCGCTCAATCCAGCGCATGGTTTCGGCGATTTCTGTGTATACGCCTATGAATGCACTAATCACTTTTGCTCACCTCCATTGCTTTCTCGGCTTCCGCACGATTTAAGAACCATGATTTCCCGATGTAGCCAACAGGGAACTCTCCGTCCTTGATATATACCATGCCATCGCTACGCTTCAGGCATATATCTTCGCAGACGTAAGCTCCGTGCTCGCCCGGCTCCGCCGGAATCACGCAAAACAATCTGGTTCCCTTGCGAACTATGGACTTATCATAATGACTTCCGCCTCGCATTGCGTTTTGTTCACGTCTCTTTCGATTGTACTTTTCCCGGCAGTACCTGCAGGTGGTTTTGCCATCGTCAGCCAGTCTTTTTCCGCATTGCGTGCAGAGGTTCGCTTCTTTACGGCGCACATACATCCGCTTGTTTGCTTCGGCAGTTCGCCGACTGATGTCGCCGAGCTGTTCAGCGTTCATCCTGCTCTTTCTGTCAGCTGCATATTCCCTCATCTTCAGCCTGCATTCCAGGCAGGTCTGATACCCTTTTTGTATTGCCGTTTTGTGGCATACGGGGCAGATTCCGATACTCTTATACCACCGATACTCTTCTTTACGGCTCATCAGCGCTCACCTCCACATAGCGCAATGGCCGCTGGTATATTTCCAAAGTTCTTCTCTTGATAAACAGCATTGCTTACCAATGTAAATTCCCGTGCTTTTGTCAAATGGAGCTATGCTGTCGCAGTCCACGTCTATTATCCTGTCGCAGGTGAATTCACCGATGACTTTCTGTTCGTTGCCGTTTGAATACGGCGATAATGTTTTAATGAATACCGGCTTTCCGTGATAGATTGTGCCGTAATCATTATCGCCGTCTTTCATTACATACATCAACAGGTCTTTGCTCTTAGACTGATATATGTAACATTTAAACGGCGTATCGATTTTCGGTCTGGTTTTGCGTACCTCAATAGTTTTCTTGCCGTTTGTGATAAGCCCGCACCATCGCGGCTGTATGCTTAGCAATACTGCTTTATCATTCATTAGCTTCTGCCCTCCTGTTCCGAAGCGACCGATACCGCAATCAGCGCTTTTGTGTTGTCCGGAATGAGTAAATCATGATATTTGCGGTAGTCGATATCCCATGCGTCAGCAAACTGGTTATCTCCAGGCGGAATGATTTTCACACTATCAGTCTTAGAAATCGCTATGGGCGCGGATTTCGGACAAATTATCCAGTTGATAGGTTCTGCGCGAATGGCAGGGAAAAAACCGTTTGCGTCAAAGATATATTCGGTTTGCATTCTTTTCGACGGCACCGGGATAATTGGAATACCATTGATGGATTTCACGAAAAGCTCAAGACTGCTCTGCCTAAACTGAAAGGGTTTGAGTTTTGATTCATCGGAAAGCACAAGTTTGTCGTAAACCGGGCGGCTCATAGCGACAACTATGTCGCCATTGCCATAGTTGTTATCGCAAACCATGTTGCAAACCTTGTCCAACTGGATAAGTAGAGCAGACACGACCGTAGCCTTACTTGGGAAGTAGGTCTGGCGAATACCAGCAGCTGCCGCCAGTTTTGAGTAACGGTAAGCGTCAATCTCAGGAATAACATAAGTGCGCTGGAACTCAGCTGCGGCATTTGCCGCAGCGAATCCGAAGCCGCTCTCGTCAACGTCGATGTCGTCGATACGGAAACGTCTGCCTCTTTCCTGGGTGAGCGTAAAGGTCTCGTAGGCATAAGTAATTGCTCCGCCTGCGTAGCCGTCGTCACGGCTATAGCTGCCCAGACCCTGGAGCGACATCTTAGGGAGCTTGATTTCATTGCCTCCGTTGTAAATTGCCTGAGACACATTCTCCTCCATCCAACCGGAGGTTGCACCCTCTAATACCTGCCTGTCAAGCTGATTCTGCAAATTCTTTTCGAATTTCTTAATGTTCATTAGTGTACCCTCCGAAGTTGAGAATTAGAGCCATGCGCTTCTGTTGGGAGTTCCACAGGTGTACTGCATTGGCTTTAGCAAGTTCCTTGCTTGGCGCAGCATAATTTTCATAAGCAAAGCACTTAGGGCATTCTATCCCACACTCGAAAAAGTTATCGTACCTGTGTATAATTCTCACTGTCGGCTTACACCCGCATATCGCACATTTTCTCCTCTTGAATGTCATTCTGTATCACCCCACTTTAAAGCCTGCCCGCAATGGTAGCAGTAATCGGCTATTCCTGTTCCTGCAAATCCGCGCCCGCAGTTGGGGCAAGAACAAGCGCTTGTGTATCGTATGCGTTCTTTGCGGTTTTGGATAGGTGCCTTGGGTATCTGCTTTTCGAGAGCTTCAACAGCCATATCGTAAGCCTTTTCAATAATCTCAAAGATTTCTCCATTTTCGGGAATGCTTGTTTTCCTGCGTATGATTGCGATTGCTTCTTCTACGGTCATTCGGTGTCACCTCCGTACTCTACTCCGAAAACCTTTGCGGCTTCTGAGGGGCTTCCGGCTTTAATAAGCGCCACATAGCCGCAGCCAAAGCACTTCACAGAATATAGCCGTTCTGCCGCGTAGTAGGTTTTTAGCCGTCTCCCGCAGATTTTGCAGCGTATATCTTCGGGCGTTCTCTTGTACATTGCAGGAGCGCAATGCGCTGCGTGTAACGCCTCATCAACCCTCATCTTCATCTGTGTCGCCTCCGTTCCAGCCAGCGCGAAGCTGACAGTTTTCGCATTCCGGCATATCCTTACCAGTACACAGCGGGTATGGATTGTTTCCCTCCGGCGTAAAGCATTCAGGGTTTGTATTCATGATGTTATCACCTCCGTCCATATCGTTTTCAGAAATCTCATGCCAGGGTAGAAGGCAGTCCCTGAAAAAATGTTCCCAAAGATCCTCCCGCCTTTCCCGGTTCCCGCTGTCAACGCTGTTGGATATGCAGCACGCCGCCATAGTGACGAAGTCCGCCCATATCTCCCAGAGCTGATGTTTCCCGGTCATGGACTGGATAAGCTTTGAAAATTCCGTCGCCCGGGTACCCATATTGTATATACGCTTTGTTGCCATAAGATCATCCTCTCATCAACCGATATTCAACATTGATGATATCGCAAGCGCGTTGTCCTTGTTCTCCAGCTCCCTAATGATGTGCAAATATATGTTCTGTGTTGTAGACATGTTCGAATGTCCGAGCCTCTTTGACACGCTTGCAATAGATACCCCGGCAGCAAGGAGAAGAGAAGCGTGCGTGTGCCGTAAACCATGAACGGATATCACAGGTATTCCGAGTTGTTTGCATTTTGCTTCAAGAATATCGTTGGCACATGAATTACACATGCTATATTGCCGACCATATCTGAAAATAGGCTCGCTTTCCGGAATATCCTTTATGAGGTCAGAAAACTTCTGAAGCGTGATCCAGTCGACCTGTATAGTTCTGATTGATGAAGCGTTTTTCGTGGGCTCAAACTGCGCTCCGCTTCCTTTTTTGTAACCCCACGTCTTATTGACAGTTATCGTCTGCGCTGCAAAATCAAAATCCTTTCGCGTAAGCCCCAGCGCCTCCGAAAATCTTAATCCGGTCTTTATGATGAGAAAGAGAAGATGGTCATAACCTAACTTACCGTCAAGGTTAAGACTTTTAACAAGAAGCTGTACCTCAAACTGACTGAGGAATTTAGGCTTTTTCTCTCTTGAAGCCATAGCCTTGACAGCAACTTTATACGTGGGGTCGTTCTTCAGGTCTCCGTTGTTTCTCGCGTCAGATATGCACGCTTTAAGGTGATGGTGGAAATCAAGAGCCGTGGTTTTCTCGTGTGTTTCGCCATAAACGTTAAGTATTCTCTGATATGCTGTTCGGTCAAGCTCCGACATCATGAGAGCTGGCGCTATTTTCCGAAGCGCCTTTGAGGTGCAGTAATATTTGTCAAGAGTTACCTCTCTTATGTTGCCTTCTTTGAACTCCTTGACCCACCTGTCAAAGTAATCACAGAACTTTTCGTCCATTATTATTCCTCCCTGCATTTGTTATCCTGGTGATCATCCGCACCTTTCTCCGCCCATTCCATACATCGCTGAAATACATCGGCGTGAACCATATGTTATCCGCAGGCGGTGTGCAAAGCGGATCGAAGCGATACGGTTCTTCCAGGCTGTCCCCGATGTAAACGATAGCAGCTATTCCAAGCAACGAAAGCTGTATGTAGCACATCAGCGCCGTGTTTTCCGAAAGATCCTGCGCCACCGCAAGCACATGGTCCTGCAATTTAAGACTGGAACCGCCGGTCGCAAGCGAACGCTGAATAGAATTTGCCATTGAAATCAGTATTGCACCTGCGCCGGAAGCGCTGTCGAGCATTGTCACATACCCTTTTTTCTGAATCAGCCTTACGGCATCATTGGACGAAATGCCCGACACAGCCTGGCATACTCTGTACGGTGTGAAGAACTGACCAGTCCAGTGGCTTCCAAGATTCAGCTTCATGTATATGCTGCCAAGCATATCCTGCTCTCTGTTCTGCTCATATCCGTCCATAACAAGTGCAAAAAGCCGTGAAAAGCTGTTCATCTCTTCGCTGTCGTATTTGCTAGCAATCACCAGATACCGCTCTTCCCGTTCTTTCCGGAAATCAAGCTGTTGAGAACAAGAAATAGCTGTTAGTGCTATGAAGTCCGCCCAAAGTTCCCAAAGTTGGTGCTTACCAGTCATAGACTGGATAAGCCCAGTAAATTCAACAGCTTTCGGCTCAAGAACGAATTCGCACTTTTCTGCCATTTAAAATCACCCCTCTCAATTAACAAACCTCTTATGAGCAAGCTCGAGGTCGTCGTCCGTAATATCAAGATAAATCTGTGTAGTAGCTATTCGGAACCATTCGCGCTCCTTTTCCACCCGTTTTTCTCCTGCTCAAGTATTTTGTCAACGCAGTCGTCTACGCTGAATTTTTTACCGTCCTTCTCAACAATTATAAGCACATTGCCGCAGTCGAGGATCTTGCGGTAGTCTATCCCATCATGCCGGAGATCCCGGACGGCGCGGATGAGCGCGGCGTCGAGATTAGAAGCGGTACGATTCTTGTAGGTGTCAGTAAGCGACATTTCTCTGTTGAACCCGCCGTAGTTCTCACGAAGCGCGTCGGCAAACTGCATGAGCCTCTTTTCTCCGAAGCCGAAATCCTCGTGCAGCGTCTTAAGAGTCATTATCTCCCAGACGGTGCGGGTTGTGTTCAGGGTCGTGTCCATAATCTCGGCAAATCGCCGTTCGTTTGCCTTATGTATGTTGATATTCATTCCTGATCCCCCTTTCTTCTGAAGCATGAATCCGTATCGCTGTCATAGTCGCACATACCATGCGCGTTATCCTCGGCGTCCAGGCACTCGCTGCAAAGCATGAGACGTTTTCCGCAGACCGGGCAAAACGTCTGATATCCCTGTTTTTTGACGTCCCAGTTCATTGTGACCTCATTCTCGCAGTTCGAACAGTACTCTGTAACGGAACCTGAAATATTAAGGCATGCTACCGAAGAAAACCGGCATTCCCTTATGGCGTTAAAGTCATGGCAGCATTCCCCGCAGTTCCTTATCTGCTCTATCACCACAGGCTTTCGTTCGTCCTTCGAAAATCTGAACGTGCTGTCAACGCGTGGTTTCCATCGGACGCAAGCCTTCTTGCTGACCCCGACCTCAGTTGCGCCGCTCTTCCAGTAGCAGCTTCCCTGTGTCGAATAATACCCAGATTCGCGATAGTACCGGCATTGACCGCAGCGCTTTCCTTCTGAAATTGCCTTGATTGCTTCAAAAAGCGGCATGAGGATATTGTGATATTCCTCCCGCGTAATGGGCATACGGCCGTTTTCCTTTGCGGAATATTCCGCAGCCGATACGCCTATTATGTCAGCAGCCGCGCCAAGGGCCACTCTCACGCTCATTCTGCCGCGCCTGAGCAGCTCCGCGTCAGTGCCGTTCTGAAGGTTCGCCACCTTCACACGTTCCTTGAGAAGTTCGTCCGATTCTTTTTCAGACATTTTTTCCTTGCAGATATCGCATTCGTGATTGTCGCAGGAATAAATCGCGCCGGCGCGGGGCGAACCGCTATATGAATCGTGCCCTTCCCAGAATCCTACTACCTTTTTCGTGGGTTCTTCACAGCATTCGCAGCGCCTTAAATCGTCCGCATTAAGCATTACTTTCTATCCTCCATCAGCGCGGATATGCCCGCGCCGGTCATAAGCCCCAGCCCGGTCACCGCACACCCTGTATATTCGGCCGCCCCCATTACTGAAAGTTCGGCGGTGAATACCGCTCCGAACACAAGCAGCGCACCGCTCTCAATCATTTCCCGGATATCGTCCCGATTCATTTCAAGCACTGATTTTCCGGACATCTTGTGATACTGTTCTGAAATCCCGGCTTTTCGCACTTTCTTACGGATCGCCGCACCGCTGAAAAATAGCTTCTTTCCTATCTGTTCGGCATTAAGCCCCTGCCCACGCAGCTCCATTATCCGGGCTATCTCCTGTTCGTCGGTCATCCGATGCCCTCCTTTTGCAGCCTTACCACCATTTCGCCATATGTACAGTGATTTTCAGCGGCAAGGGTCATAACGTCCTTGAGGCTAAGACCGCCCTTTTTCTTCATCGAGGAATACTTCTTCTCCCGTTCCGCTGCTATGCATGACCCGCATTTCAGAAAAGGGCTGTTCTTCTCCAGCCTTGCCCCGCACCTCACGCAAAGTCCCGCGGCCTTTCGCCTTGTATATGTCAGATTCGCCATTTTTTCTCCTTTCATCGATCTCGCAAAGAAACTGCAGAATGAATTCCACCACTGAAAGCAGCAGGAATATCCCGCCGAACATCGCCATAATCCTTGACCTTTCTCCAATAAAGACGAGAATGACAATGCCGACTATAAAGCTGAAGCGTATCGTGTTAATCAGCAGGCGTATCTTCTTCATCTTCATTCCCCCATAGCGTCAACTGAGCCGGGTCGGCCGGTGCATGCATAAGCTGCCACTTATGCATACACTTCGGACCCATGCCGTTTTTCAGCCCAAAATCTGACGTCAGCCGCCGCCCGCACACCTGGCATATGGTCACCTGGATAGTGAACACCCGCTGCGCCGGCAGCTGTATCTTATTCTTCCTCATCATCGTCCCCAGACGGTTCATCAGCTCCATCGTCCCCGGGCTTGTACGGAAGAACTATCCCCAGTGCCAATGCCCTGGCGCGCAGCCATCCATACTTTGAACCCGCTATTTTGAAAAGTTTGAAAAGCGAACCGTTTTCAGCCGCTTCCAACAACTTGTCCGAATCAGTGATACCCGCTCTGCGCAGAGCGTTGAACACCCTAACGTCATTCTTCGCTATTGCATCAATCGGGATAGGCTTTCTGCTTTCTTCTGTCTGGTAAACGCTGCTGTGAACGTTGAAGTAATCGGAATATCCGTCCCTGATATCCTCCTCGAGAAGCCAGATATCATTATCCGGGTCGAAGAGTTCGGAGGTACCGTCCCGCAGCGCTTTTTCCTCGTCTGACATCTCATAGCCAAGCTTTTCAAGGAAGTCATATATCCGGTCAAGCTGTTCGCAGTCGGCCTCATAACACCTCTCGGGCTTCCCCTGATAGTCCCGTCCGATATAACCATCATCATCGTAGCAGTCACTAAGCATGCCGTATGCGACCCAGAGCGCCATAAGATTCGGCGTTTTTTCAGCTCTGACGGCTGCCTCGGCGATAACCTTTTCCTTATCCGATTTATCAGAATAACCCATCAGCAGAGCAACATCTATCTTACCCATCACCCAGTCATCGTCCCTGATGGCGCTTTCTGCAAGCGCCGCTGTGATAACGCTTATATGCCGCTTTGCTTCCATCTGTGTGTAGTTGCGGATAAATGTTAACCTTGACAACCACCACTTGTGGTTGATGTTTTTTACGACCTCGTAAGAATGGTCGAATCTCTTCCGGCGGAGCTGTTCATCTTGATTTTCCAAGGACTTATCCGTATTTGTGCAGTAAAGGTACACTCCGGTCGAATCTTTTTCGTTGCCGCCGTAGGCACCGCAGACAGTCAGCGGAAGTCTGTCCTTATATTTCTCAAACATCGAATCCAGAGTGTTGCGGAAATGTGTTTCATTGGAGAAACTTATGTATCCAATGTAGCTGCGGCCGGTAACATTGTTCCCCTTATCCTTTACGCCTTTATCCTTAAGCAGCTTCAGCAGCTTAGGGCGCAGCTTTTCAATTTTTTCCGCTTCCAGCGCGCCTAAACACCTGGTGTGAAAATTCGCCGTTCCGATGTCCTTCAGCAGTCCGTTTCTCCTCGCCACATCTTCGACCTTGTTAAGCTCGTCCAGATCGCTCATGGATATCTGCCGCCCATCGTCAGCAACTTTCTTGAGTTCGTCCTGATCAAGCTCCATGAGCTTTACACGGCGGCGCACCGTAGACTTGGAGAACCCGGTCTTTTCCGAAATATCGTCCAGGGAATCCCCCATATCCATCATAAGCTGAAAGCCGGCGGCCTGCTCAAAGATGGTAAGATCGGAACGCTGCATGTTCTCCACCATCATGGTGGAAAGCTGTTCGGCGGGGGTCATATCCACCACCGCGCAGGGAGCAGTATCAAGCCCCGCCAGCTTTGCCGCCTCCATGCGGCGGTTGCCGATAACGACGAGATAGTGGTCGTCCTCCGGAACAACGGTCAGATTCTGCATTATCCCGGACGCCTTTATGCTGTCAGTAAGCTCGGTAAGATCCCCGAGGTCCTTGCGGGGATTCTGGGGGTGGTGAACGAGCTTTGAAAGCTCGATCTCAGTAATATTGTTCATGTATTATCAACCTTCTTTCCGTTCCACAGCTCGAATGTGGAAATATCATATTCATGTTCGCGAAGGATATCCACGATCTCGCTGTAAGCGCTCTTTCCGATGAACCGTATATTCATCAGCGCTTTCGGCGATGTCTCATATACGTCATGCAGCGTCCTCATTCCTGCACGGTAAAGACTGTTCATAGTCCTCTGAGTTATCTCCTTGCGGTCTCGAAGCTCCTCCAGGGAGATGTCCGGCGGCATTTTAGGCGCGACGCCTGGCGTAAGTATCTTAGCACGCTCCTCCGGAGTCATAAGGTTCAGCAGTTTTTCCAGCAGCAACCGCCGCTGATACGGTGTAAGTGTCTCCTCGAATGTCATATTCCCGCTCACTTTCCGTACTTCTCGCTGATATCCACCGCGGAAATGATATGCAGCTTAATGACTTCCTCCGCAATCCCCTCAAATCCATTGATATCCGCGAATCGTCCAAGCAGCCCCAGCAGCGCTGCAACAACGGCGGCGGTCTGCTTTGCCTTCGAAAGTTCCGCATAATTCACATGCGTTGTTTCTTCACAGTTCTTTGCAGCAAACGCCTCAACGGCGCTGTAAAGCTCCCCGAACACCTTATTTTTGTCGCCGGAGAACACTACCTTGGCATTAGAACCGCCCGCATTATCGCTTATTGAATTTATCATTCTGAATCACCTCCCAGCTTTTCAAAGTCAACGCTTCCTATGACGCCTATCCGGATTAGTTCTCTTGCAAGCACGGACAGATTATTGTCTAACGCAAATGACAGAAACATTCCGTTATAAGCAGCGCAAATGCACTCAATGCGTTCACGCTTAGTTGCCTGGTCAAATCCTCGACCGTTGTTCTTTACGAATATCTTCTCCGCAACTGCTTCTATAACATATCTTGCTTCGCGAACGACCTCGTCTTTCGACCCGATGAGCTCTACGCTCACCTTTTCGCCGTCCTTGCCTCCTGTCACATTTATCATTCTGAATCACCTCTTTTCACAGCCCTGGGCTTCAACACCTTAACGCCGCATTTCGGACAATACACGCCGTCCCTGGTCCCCCAGAGTTCAGCGCTGACGCACATCGGCTCCTTGCAGCACCCGCTGCGCAGTGTGACGAGCTCCCGCCCCGCCATAACGTCCAGCGCCTTGGTGGTCTTTTCTGACGTATGCAGATAAGACCGCCGCTTCGGCAGCTCCATGAGCTCCTTTCCCAGCCCCTGACTGTCATCGCCGCAGGCGATATTGTATTTCCCGCAAAGATCCCGGAGCGCGTCTGTGAGCAGCTCCGATTCTATGAAATGTTTCATTTCTTTTCCCCCAGATAATACGGCGAATCCTTTATCCCACCGCGTTCCCGCTCATCGCTCTTAACGCAGTAGACAGGCTGCTCGCAGCCAGCGTCCAGGATACCGCAAATGCTGAATCCGATGACGATGTACCCTTCCCTGACATACCTCTCGTCATTAAAGACGTAAGTTATCTTTCCAAGCACTGAATATCCGGTGTAGCTGTAAGAATCCATGTTCTCATCATGCTCGCATTCGTTGAACGCTATGTAATCACCGACCATGAATCGGCGGTCATCTTTCCGGATATCGAATGTCCTGCTTCGCGACACGAGGAGGTCGAACCAGTCGCGGTCGCAGTTCACTTCATGAATCATTTTTCTCACCTCCACGAGTTTCTACAAGTCTTTTTCCGCACTGCGGGCAAAAGATGAGTTTTACCGGGTTACATGTTATCTGGCCTTTAAGCCGGCCTTTCCAGATAGAGCAGCGCACCATTGAAACCTTGTAAACCGATAGCAGATCAGCCATCTGTCACGCTTCATCTCAGTTATCGACCCACACCTCGATGACCTTCTTCCAGTAAGGCTCATACTTTTTCAGTTCCTTTTTAAGCGCCTTATCGAATTCATCATCGGTCAAACCGTCAAGCTGTTCTGCAAGATAGTCTGCAAGCCGCTCTCTGAAATAATCGCGATCATAGAATACTTCTTTTCCACCGAAAGGGAATTCGCAGTCAAGCACTTCGCCGACGGAACATTCAACTCGCGAACAGCACAAATACTGATAGTCCCCGGTGTTCGCATTTTCTCCGGCATACACGATGACCGGCAGTTTCGGATTTTCGGCCAGGAGCCTTCGCAGATTCGAACAGTCATGCAGATAGTCAAGATTTATCCTCATTCTTGGTGTCCTCCGTTTCCGCAAGTATGCAAAGATTTTCAGCAGCCCGATAAGAACTGGGGCATGCTTTATTCTCCTCTAAGTGATATTCTCATCAGTTCGGGGTCGTCATACGGCTCCCTTGCCGCATAGTGCATTATGCAGTTAGGACCGACGCTCTGCTGCGGAAACTTTTCGCTAATGAGGTCACGCCCAGCAATTGCATGCGCCTTGGTATCGAAGAGCACGAAGAAGATCACGCCTCTGTCGTCCTCCCGGATATATATTTTCGGGTCGCAAAAGCCGACGAACCCCTCCATCTTCCGCGCTGCGTTAACCACGCGGCGCCTGAAATTATCAAGCGGAAAACCCCAGCCGAACAGACAAACAGGCCACACCGGGCACCGATACTTCCTACTCGGGCACTGCTGAACTTTAAGTTCGTTTTTCATGAAGCGCTCACTCCCTTATCTATTTTCGCCAGGCATTCTCGCCATTTCGGGAAACGCTGTAATGTAACCGCGCTCGTACACGGCATTCTCCCAGTTCCACCGTTCAGCAAGCCGTTTAGCGGCAAGGCTTATATCGTTTTGCGTTTGCATAATAAGGTCGCAGTCTGCGTGACGGTTGCAGCGAATCTCAATTTGCCAATACGCGACCGGAGTGTAATCGGAATTCATACACGGCGTTATCCTGCTTATTGGAATTTTCCTGCACATTCTGCACCGCTTGAGCTCTCCCCACCTGAACGCCTCTCTTCTGACTTCTCCGCTCATTGCAACGAAGAACTTACCTATCTTTTCGGAATTGAGCTCGTTCCACTGGCGCACGATCATAGCTTTGACTTTTTTACGCCAGTACCCGCTCGTTGCAAGTCCCCACTCCGTCTGATTCCCGCAGGAACACCGCACTCTGAAAAGCTGTGCGCTATTTCGGGCACATTCCGTCCGAGCTGCTTTTCTGTGTTCCATCACAGGTATCCGACCGCAGTACGCGCAGCGCTTTCTTCTGAACATCATCCCATTCTCCTTTCTTCATACGCAGAAAGTGGTATTCCTGGTGTACCGCTTTCTGCGAAGTCCCCCGGAAGTCGTGGTATACCAGCCGGAATCCGGCTTGTTGATAAGTTCCCAGTGTTGAACAGATCTCGCTTTTGCCTTTTCGCGACGACGCCCATAAATATCGGTCGCCCAGTCAGTCCTCGCCCCGCAAGAACATCTCACTCTGAACCACACACGACCGAATTCCCGACGCCTTTCAGCCAACGGATACCTGCCACACTTGCAGCACTTACTTTTCCGGAAAACCATCAACAGTGCCACCTCCTTCCCTCCATTCCCTTCTTCCTCTTCCATGCCTCGGTCCGTGTCGTCCTGTTCCAGGCTTCAGCAGCGTCGTCCAGAGCTTCGTTTCTTGTGCTGCCCCAGCCGGCTACATAGTCACAGTCGCATTTGAAAAAAGCGTACCACACGCCGCTATTAGGTGTAGTGATCGGCGAAGGTGCTTTACCGCACACGGGGCATTTTTCAGTCGCCACGCGCTCGCTCATTTTCCTCACCCTCTTTCACACCATCTTCGGCACGTGACTTGTCCGGGAACATAGAATCAAAGTCCGCAAGCTCATTGAGTGCCTCGTCGATAAGTTCCTTGAGATACTGATATATCTCCGCCTTATCAGCCTTGACCGCGACCACCGGCGAAGCCTTAGCCGGAATTGAAAGCAGCCTTGACCGGAAGTTCCCGAACACCGCCGACATGACCTGCCGTATCTCATCGGACTTGTGCATATCCCCGCGCTTGAGCGCCAGTTCGTATTCCTGATCCTCTCGCTTGACCTTCATCAGTCTGGCGCGTTCCCGTGTAAGGTCGAGCGCGGCGCTGTTCCCGCTGCCATCAGTTCCCTTCGTAACGAACTCAATGTAAGCCCTCACCGTCCGGATCAGATGATAGTTCCCAGCGCTGTTGCAGCGGAAAACTCCCTCCTGCCTAAGCTGCCGAACGCGCCGCTCCGTGATTCCCAGCACCTTGGATATGTTTTCCCCGGATAGCGCAATCCGCTCCAAAGGCCTCACATAAACACCCCCTATCTCCAAAAACCGCCGCCACCCCGGAAGTCGGTAAAAAATTTTCATATCTAGCTACCCCGTGGGGCTCGGCGGACCCGCGGTCGGTGCGCACCCGGCACAGTACCTTATTCACCTATCAAGTCTAGGTCGTCAATTGGATCCCCAAGAACATCAGCGTTCTCAATCTCAAAAATTCCAGAAGCTTTCTGTTCTTCGAGATTGTGCTTGCGCTCATCAAGGTCAAGTCGCTGTTCGTCACGCTGCTGAGCTGACATGCTTTGCAGCACTTTGTTGATGGACTTATTGATATCCTCGATTTTTTCTATGATCTTTATCCATCGATGGAACTGAGACACAGATGTTATGGTTGTGAACTCCTTATCGCCATTATTGAACACCGATTTTTTATCCGGAACCATCAACTCAATCACTTCGCCATTCTCAACGAGCGGCGCATATATTTGAGCGCGCTCTAATAGCACGACCTTTTGTGCAAGCATGTCCTTAAGTTGCTCATTCAGCCGCCCTTCAAGAGGGAGTTCGCAGAAAGCCTCGACCTGAGCACGCTGCTCCGGGGCAAGGTCCGTAAACTTCACCGTGCTGTAAGCCCCATGCTTCTCCGCGTTCTTGTTCTTTTTTGGAGCGCCCGCGCCGACCGCGTTCTTGTTGCCCCTGGGCGCTCCCGGCTTTCTCTTGAGTGCGCCTTCCCAGTCGTCAGCCCTTTTCCAGCGTCCGAGCTGTGAAACCGATATGCCCAGCTTCTCACTCAGCGCCTTCATCGTGACCTTACCGCGGTGCTTGACGAACTCTTTCAAAGCCGCGTCACGAGCTGGATTCTTGTTGGTTGCCATTGACTTTTTCACCGCCTGTTGTTTGTTTCGATTTTTTTGCTCTTTAAGAATTCGTGGAAATCGCACACGCACATTATTCGCTTGAGCCGACATCATTCGCCGAAGCATATCCGGACAGCTCTTTCGAATCTGCAAGTGCCCTCAAAGCCTTGCAGTAATGAATTTGACAGCTCCGCTCTGAATACCGTACCTGCCGCGCAATTTTCCACCACGGCACCTTCATGCCGCGCAATTTCACAATTTCGCGGTGAATCTTCGGGAGCCTTTCGACCGCCCTTTCGACAGACACAAGCAGAGTCTGAAGCTTGACAATTCGTTCCTTCAGACGTTCAGCCTCCGCTGCTGCGACCTCACCGTCCATGTTACTCCACTGCTCAAGCTTTTCTCTTGCAAGCTCGATATCGTCCGGAGCCTGCCGGTAAAGTTCCAGCAGCTTTTCTACCTGCTTTTCAGTCATTTAAAAGCCCCCTAATGTGTTCTTAAAATGGATATGGATCAAAGTCGGCGCCTGCCGGTGGGAAAGGCGGGTCGAGCGGTCCTGCCGGAGCAGGTGGAGGAGTTGAAGGAGCAGCCGCCGGATCCGCAGCGGGAGCGGCGCCGCTCACAGCCTTTTCACCCGTGAAGCAAACCCGATCTGCAATGATTTCCGTGACCCTAACCTCAACGCCGTCCTTGCTTGTGTATGTACGGTTCTGAAGCTCACCCACGACCATGATCATTCGCCCCTTTGCAAAGTAGCGGTGAACGAATTCAGCCTGCTGTCTCCAGGCCACGACCGTGAAAAAGTCCGACTTCCTTTCCTGATACCGCCTGTCAACTGCGATCTGGAACGAGCATACGTTCACGCCACTCGGAGTTGCTTTCAGCTCAAGATCATGCGTTATCCGTCCCATAAGTGTTGCTTGATTAAACATCTAATCCCCCTCAATTCAGTATTTTATTGAATCCGCGCCGATTTTCGGCACATTTTCAACTTTTGGATGATTGTTCAACGGAACTTTTGTTGAAAACTCCCGCTAAAATCCCCGCGAAATCAGTAAATAACTGATACCGTTACCGTGCGCTCTACTCTTTCTTGACCATGATGAGCTTTGCAAAAGGCAGCCCTGTCACCAGATTGAATTCAACCCGCCAGTCAATCAGCCGATATCCCTTGTAGATCTTTTCAGCCGTTCTCTGAACATCGTCGTTGTTACGAGCCTCGACCAGCTCCCGCAGCCGACGGCGGTTGATTCGGTCGTTATCGCAGATTCTGACGTCAGGCTTGACGAGATTCCGCGACCCGCTCCAGCAGCGTTCACCCTTTTCGGCATTGGACTGCGATTTTATGAGATATGTGGCGAAATCGTTCAGCCACCTGTCCGATCTCTTTTGCAAACGTCTGCAATTGGCGATTCCCTTACCCCACTTTTCCTCGATGAGGTTTCGGTCGATTCCTCCAGGTACAACAAGATGATGGTGGAGGAAACCGGACTTCACTCCAGTTTCAGTGATCGCAAGGTTCTTGAATTCGATTCCGTGTTTCTTGTACAGTGTCCTCAGTCTGGCAACAAATTTCTGACGATCCTTGATAGCTGCCTTCCTGTCAGCAGGACGATGTTCTTCGTCGTAGCTAAGGAACATCTGATAGTCGCCCTGACCGAAATTCCCATTCAGCAGCAGCCGGAAATATTGCCGGCTGTACTCATCATTGAGCTTTTTTACTTTCGGCTCTGTTGCCTTGGTCTTTTTCGCCCTCTTGAGCTTGCTGACTTTTTCCTGTTCATCAGAGTAAATATTAATGCACGGTTCAATATACTCACCAGATTTCACAGAGAATAGTTTTTCCCTGGTAAATTTCATTGACCGTCCTCGAATTGTTAATACTGCTCACAAGTCCTCAAAGCCGCTCGCAAGCGGCATTTTTCAGACTTTAGCTGATTAAAAACTATTGACTTTTTTTCGAGAATGAGGTATAATTAATTTGAGGTCAATACCTCATCTCATCTTGTTTATTCCCCGTCAGGCCGAAAGGTCGGGCGGGGAACTCCCTTTTGCCCCGCGCCGTTCACTGATACGGCGGCAGATGAATTCCTTGCATTCATCGCAGTAACGTGACCAGGCTTCCAGCTCGTCCCGAGGCAGGAAGTACAACTTGTGGTCCGGCATGAATATCGCATATTCACAGCAGCCGTTCCATTCCCGCCGGCACATCTTCGGCGGGCTGTTTCCTATGCCGTCAAGCACCTCCCACCCGCCGTATTCATTTTCAGGGACCGGCACAAGCGCCGGCTTAGTCGGCGCTTTCGGAACAGGCGGCGCGGGTACCTCCGGCAGCACGACCTTATCCGGTTTGATCTCCGGCGGTATCGGGCGGTCAGCGGCGACGATTTCGAGGTCACGAAAGAGATCGCAGCCGTTCATTCCTATAACCTCGATAGCCTGACGTGCGCGCCGCTCGGCAGTCCATTTCTTGCTATCGCGGTATATTTTCATACCGTCGTTGTATTCGCCGAATACCGGCTTGTTATCATAATCGCAGCAGCCGTGGAAATACCGCTCCGATCCTTTGATACGGATTACAAGTTCAGCGCTTCCCATCATCCGAAATAGTGACCTCTCTACCACCTATCTTCACTTTCGCCGTGATAAGGCTGCCCACCTTGTATATTTCTGCATGGAAATCGCTATCAACATTTTCACGGCTGAATGATTCAAGCCCGTTAGCCAGGTCATCAGCGCTGATTCTCCCTACGGGCTTGATTTCTTCCCCGCTTGCAGGCGCCGATTCATCATCTGCGTCGCTAATATTTTCAGCGGCGGCCGTATCGCTCGGAACATCAGCAGTCTCCGCACTGCGAACATCTTCAGCCGGATCGTCCTGACCGACCTCCGCCGGAGCAGCCTCAACCGGTTCCTGCTGATTTTCCTGCACCATCTCTTCAGCGGACTTTACTTTCGGCTGAACGCTGTTAAACGCCGAAATAGCCTGCTTTCTCTCGTAAGCCAGGTCAGAGCAGATATTGCGGACGGTCTGCCCTGATATATCGTATCCGCGCGCAATTTCGTCGATGTTGTCGCCGGCGCGGAATTTCTCGCGTATTGCACGGCGGTCCTTGTCTGTAAGCTTTGTTGCCATATTATTCTCCTCCTGTTTGTGCTGCTTTCTTGATAGATAGCACTGCCATATCCGCGAGATCACCCAGCACTCGAAATCCCACACACCATTGACAGCGCTGCTATATTCGTAGATTTCAGCCGCCTCGATAGCAGCCATATCTGCAAGCAGCCGATCGATCCGGCGGTATTTTTTACACAGTTTCGCCGCAATATTTTCGGCACTTGCGATATAGTCCATTACTGCTTCATCTCCGAATTGTCCCGCTTTTCGAGCTTACTTCTGATATCCTTATCTACGTTGATCATCGACTCGGCAAGCGCAATGCACGTCGCTGTTGCAGCCGTTGCAAAGTCCCCACCGGTTTTAGCGACTGTGAGATAGATGATTCTATGAAGCGTAAACTGAACTTCTTTGAAAATTTCATCTGGCGAGCCGCTCAACTCGCAGATATGATTTTTTCGGTCAACCTTTATCATCAATATCACCTCTTTTCCTCAAAGTATCTCCACAGCCTGTCGGCCAGGATAGCTGCAAGAGCTATCCCAAGCCCGGCGAACACTTCGATGTAACCAGGCGCGCCGCCATCGCCCTCGACAACGGCGACCCCGATGTAAGTCAGGGCAAGCCCACCGAATACCATCGCACCGAGGACAAGCTGGAACCGTTCGAACTTATTCATCGTTCGGCTCCCTTATAGTGAACATAGGCCAGCACCGCCGCGCAATCTCGCAGCATATCGAATCCACATGCCCGTTGTAGTCGTTGTCCGCGGTGAATTCGTCAATACGCTGCGCGATGTATAGAATATCAGTAGACGTGATATCAGCCTTGTCGGCGTATTCAAGCAGCTCGTTGTACCGGTCGTTATCGACGTGATTACACCAACCCATCTCAATGCAAAGCTGCCTGAGCTGGTCATGGCCAAGCTTCCTGATCTCAACAACTCTTTCGCTTTCCTCATGGCGCTTCTCCTGGAGGAGTTCGTAATCCTCGGGCGACATACGCGACGGACTATATGCATATTCGTTGAGATCACCGCCGTTCTCATCGTAATCATCTGGATCATAGGGAGCCTCGTCAAAAGCCATTCCGTTCTCATGCGCGAACTTCCGCGCCTTGTTAATTCCCTTGTGGAACTCCCAAAGCTCGTCCGTCATTGAGGCGTATATTCCATCCTTAAAGCCCTCGTTCTCTAGCAGTTCCGTGCAGAATGCTCTGAACTGCTCTCTGGTACAGGAGTAATTTTCTAACGATTCCGTTTCAATGCGGCCGCCCATCATATCCATCACGATTATATCAAGACCGGCGACAGCAGCTTTACCGAACTCACTTCTGTTATCTTCAATCACCGCTTCCCGTACCGAGATATTACGCAAAACAAGCTCGTCCTTCGCATATTCAACGAAAGCGTCTTTTGCGGCCTTGATATCAGCATCACGCCGCTTTAAATCAAGGTAATTTCTGATATCATCCGGTATTTCGATAAGGCTGCCGCCACCGTTGAGCATAATGCAGCATTCGGCAGCAATGCGCGCCATCCTGAGATAATCCTCCGGACTATCGCCAAGAGTTTTTCCCGTGATAATATCACCCCTGTTGCCATCACCGTCTATCGCGGCAATTTCAAAGAATATTCCCTCGGAATTACCGTGCTCCGTAGATGAAGAGTAATAGTAGTATGCTTTCAGGGAGCAGTTTTTCCTGATGGAACTATTTATGTTGAAATACTCATCTGGCAGCATTCCGACATCTTCAAGGTGATCCCGCAGGCACTGGTAAACCTCCTCGACAGTCATCCATGTTGGAATCATCTGTCCATCGTTTCCAGGGACATATTTGGTCATCCTGATAGTTCTTATCTTGTTGCCCTCGATGCTGTTAAACCTTGATCTCATACTTGTTTACCTTTCCGGTGCTTTCCAAGCACCTTTTATATAGATGTGGAATAGGAGCTTTCCACTCCAGCGAACCCCATCAGCTTGTCCTTGTTGAATTTCCATAGTTTCCCGACCTTGAATGCCGGGACTACCTTGTCCCGTGCAAGCTTACGCAGGCTCTGTTCAGGAACGCCAAGCAGCGCGGAGGCTGTGTGGATGTCAAGAATCTGATCGGCATGCTCCCAACAGGTGTAGTGCCTTTTTCTTATCTGCGGCATTTTTCTTCTCCTTTCAACTTACTGGAGCTTACGCTCCCTGCTTCTTCTCGCCAATCTGACCTGCGATCTGTACGCCGATGACCAGACCGCCGATGAGCTGACGCTGTTCCGGGGTCATGCCCGCGATGATAGCCGCGATCTTCTCGTTATCGAGATTCTGCGCTGCGGTGTATGTATCAGCCTTTGTCATATCATTCACTCCTTTCTGCGTGTGCCGGGCTTGTAACCGGCCTGCCGCATTACCGGAGTGGGGATTTCTCCCCGCTCCGTCACTCTGCGAGAAGTCTATTAACGATTTCAATCCATTTAACATTCCTCGTCTTACCATAAAGATTGATCTTTCTATATTTTCCGTGTTTTTCGAGCATGTCCATGATCTTTAAGCCGTCCCGCTCGCTGATATCTGTGATCTTTACAATTCCATCGGCAGCTATGAAGTAATTAAATCCGGTAAAACAAAGTTCAACTTTCACAGGTGAGCCGTTTTTATAAACTGTCATATTTACCACCCTATTCTGCTTGCACTTGAAATGCAAGAGTAAATCATTTCCTCACATTCATCAAGTGCGGCATCTATGTCATTTTCGAATGTATCATAGCCTCGATTCGGCACCTGCTTTAATGATGTTTTTTTGTCACCTGCCAAGACATGTATTAGTCCCTTTTCATCTTTTCCAACGTAAAGAACGGTTTTAACGCCATCAGCGTGCACCGTCAAGTGCCCACAAACGATTTCGTATTTCATCATTCTTGCCTCCGGGGCTTTCGCCCGTCGCTCTGCGTTACACTAATTCGTCAAGAGCTTTTTTGAGTACATCGTGCTTGAATTCGCCGTTCTTCACAAACTCGTGACTGTTAATTCTTGCAAAGCCTATTCTGTCAAAGCCGTTGTCGTTGTACGTTCCGACGTCCGTGTCAGCGCCAAGCGCTTTAAGGCTCCTTACCACACACTTGAATTCCGTCGTTACACGAAGGTTTCTGCTGAGGTCTCCGTTCTTAAAGTGCGCCTCGGAAAGATGGAACAGCTCCCAAAGTCCCATGTATGTCTGGTCTGCTGTCTGCTCGGTGAATTCAATTTCGTATTTCATCATTCTCACCCCCAGCGCTCAATTACTCCTGTTTCTACCTTACCGTCTCCGCGCTTCTTGTAGTGGAACTCTATTTTCATGTCGCTTGAAACCTCGTGCCAGACTTCAAGGTATTCGGGGTACTCTTCCCTTATCTTGTGTGTCCTTGCCCAGCAAAGGCTCTGTGTTGCTTTCGAGAACTCGTCACGGTTGTGCGAAAGTTCCCTGATAGCCGATATCGTGTAGCTCCACTGGTTAAAATCAAGTTCTGCTAATAATGATTTCATTTTTCTTACCTCTCAATCAGTTGAATTTAGCCTTGATACGTTCCAGCACCTCAGCCTGCTCCGGGGTCTCAACGTCTATGTCAAGCCCGCGGTCGTAGTTGTAGAAGTATCTGTAGGTTTCACCCAGGACCTCAGCGATGGCGAGCTTGGAAATCCTGCCGCCGTCAATTCCGTAGTCCGCGCTGGGCTGTTCGTAGTGCTTGCACTCGAACTTGTATTCTTTCCCGTTTACTGTGATTGTGCCTGTTTCCCACATCTTTCTTACCTCTTAAATCGTTCCGTAGACTCTCAGTCTACATTTCTAGCAAAAAAAACTGCTTCCCTTGATGAAAAATCCATGTTAAGTACTTCACACATTTTGGATATATCACCGTTAGTAAAGTCGTTGCCCCTAAGACGTTTCAGATGAAGCCACCCGTGAGACCTACCAACCGCAATTGAAAGGCTTGATTCTGTAAATCCAGCATCCTTAATTATTTTAGAAAATAGTTTCCAGTTAGTCATAATGCCACTTCCTTTCTGTAGAATTTCAATCTACAATTGTAGTATATCACTATTTTTTGTTTTTGTCAACTCAAGATCTACAAAAAAATATACTTTCTACAAAATCTACAAAATCCACAAGCGCTTTTTGTAGATTATTTTTCTTCGGATTTATCTAAAAATGTAGACAAATTCTCAACAGTGTGATATAATAAATAATGTAAGAGAGGTGATTCCATTGACATTTGGGCAACGAGTAAAAAAATACCGTGAAAGTCTCGGGCTTTCTCAAGACGAACTTGCTCAGAGCATTGGCTATAAATCGCGTTCATCAATAAACAAAATTGAACTTGATAAGAACGAGGTCACGCAAACCGTCATCGTAAAACTTGCCGAAGCTCTCAAAACAACACCATGCTGCCTGATGGGCTGGTCTGACAACAACGATAATGGTGATCAAAGTTCGCCGCCCAAGCCACTCAGTAAAAACGCAGTTGAGCTTGTAGAGATTTTCAACAGCGTGAATGAAGAAGGTCAGGAACAGATACTAACAATGGCGCGGCTAGTCGGCGACAATGACCGGTATAAAAAACGTAATAAGCATGTCGTGGCTAAGGACGCATAAAAGATGAAAGCCGCCATAAAACACTGTGGCGGCTAATTTTTGATGAGGTGATGAAATGATAATACATTTCGGCGAATGGGATGACGAATTGCATGAAACAGACGAACAGCAGGAACGTTTAAAAAAAGCAGCTTCATCTAAAACTTCTCCGGAGTATGTTGATGTATATGAAGAATCCGCGGAATTTGAAGGAAGCGGCAAAAAGCCATATCGGACAACGCTTATCAGCTGCACCTGCGGCGATTTCATACATAGGCATTTGCCATGCAAACATATTTACAGGTTAGCTATGGAACTTGGCATTATCGATGTAAAATTCGAATATGGGCGAAACAAAAACAATATAATAAACCGCATAAAGTACCTCAGTACTGATGGCAGAAATCTACTGCTGAAAGTAATGCAAAGTGACGGGTATCTTGTAACCTGCTCAAAATGCACGGATGAACTTATTATTAATGGTTTTTGCTGTGAAATTATCAGGAAAAACCAAAAATCACCGCAGGTCATAACGCTGGAAACATTGCCCGAGGTAGACGAGGTAAGGTTTCAGCTTTTAAAAGAGCTGAAAAAAGAAATAAAGGAGGAACAGGACAATGTGCCAAATAACGTTTAATGATATTCCCGCTGAGAATAAAACAGAGACAATAGAGCAGTTCGGCTGCTGCAGCCAATACAGAAAATGCTCTGAACAGAAGAAGTGCCTTTTCCCGAACGATGAAAGCCACAAAGGGTGTTTGTATAGAACCAATCTGGAACAGGGCAAAGTTTTTTACGGAAAAGATGCGCCCGGGTTTAACATAGAAAAATATTCCATGATTAAAGAATCATATTTTTCCCTTTCTGAAGCAAATCAGGAAACTGCACTAAGGCTGTTCTTGTATGCTATCCAGAAGCTGACGGTCAGCTGTCGGCTTTTTTGCACTTTCGAACAGGATATATATGAGTTCCTCACGAATGCCAATAATTTATCCAGCCTAGGTCTCCAATATGTTGGTGATATAAATTCATATACGCAATGCATGTCTATTCCGCAAATGCGCGGAATCATAGCAGATTGCGACTTAGATCTGAAATTCAACCGTCGAAGTAAAGCAGCTACTATATTCGCCCAGAACGATACACTAAAAAAGTATGTACTAAATCATTATCTTTATATAAAGTTCGAAAAAGATTATGTAAAGTACTATATCGAGCTATTCCACGAAGTTTTTACCCAATTCCCACAGATAAACAAATCCGGACTTACCGATATAGCTTATATCCCGACAAGTAAAGAGCTTTCATCGAAGTCCTAACAAGCGCAAACAAGTTGAGAGGAAAAAAACAATGGCAAGAGCAAAGAACAAGACCCGCGCCGACGGGCGCTTACAATCAAAGGTATATATCGGCAGCGGAAAGTACAAATATGTCTATGCTGCGACTAGCAAGGAGCTCCAGGAGAAGATAAACGAAATCAAGCTCAAGCTAGGCAAAGGCATTGATGTGACCGCCGAGCGGGATTCATTCGGTTACTGGGCGGAAAAGTGGCTTAAGTTAAAAAAAGTTGAAGTTTCAAACGGCAGGTATGTAACTTATACCGCAAGGTTAAAAAACCTCGATCCGATATCATATATACCGATAAGTAAGCTGCGCGCCGCTGATATCCAGGACATTATTCTTGATCTTTCAACATTTAACCCGACCACCGGCAAGCCTATGGCAAAAAAGACGTTGAAAGAAGTCAAACAGACAGCCGCCCAGGTGATTCAGCTTGCCATCGACAATCGTGTGACCGACTATAACTGCGCCCTTGCAGTAAAGATACCGCAAGAAGCTGAAAGCCACACCAAAGAGGCTCTGACCGATGAGATGCAGCGTTGGATCCGCGAAACCCCGCACCGCGCCCAGACGGCGGCCATGATCATGCTGTACGCGGGATTACGCCGCGGGGAACTTATCCCGCTGCTCTGGAGTGACATCGACCTGAAATCCGGCACGATCTCGGTAAACAAGTCGGTAGAATTCATCAACGGCGCCCCGAACCTGAAATCAGGCGGCAAGACAGACGCCGCCACCAGAACGGTATTCATGCCGAAACTTCTCATTAAATATCTTGAGCCGCTCGCAGGGAATCCGTTCGCGCTTGTGTGCCCATCGGCACACGGAAAGCTGATGTCTGACACAGCATGGAAGCGCTTGTGGGAAAGCTATCTTAAAGAATTGAACATCAGATATGGCGACTTCAAGAATAGCGTCCTGTGGGACGGGGACACCGCACCTTCAAAGTTTAACCCCAAAAAGGTTCCGATGCTCATTCCGGAATTCACAGCGCACTCGCTACGGCACACATATATCACCATGCTTTACAAGGCAGGTGTTGACGTCCTGACGGCTAAGGAGCAGGCTGGACACGCTGATATATCGACCACACTTGCAATATACACGCATCTCGACTCCGAATTCAAGAAAAAAACGCTGACAAAGCTAGACGACTACCTCGCCAGCGGGATTGAGGACGAAGATGTCGACCAAGCCTCAAAAGGCAAGAGAAAAAAGAGAAACATAAGCTGAAAAAAGCCCCGGACATAGCTCCGGGGCTTTGCTCAATATCCATTAATTGTTTTTTGAGAAGATAGTGCAACAAGGGAAAATAGTTTCACGCACAAACTTGACACCCATGTTGACACCCATACTTCCGTTTTTTTGCGTTATTTTGTGTTGTTTTTCGTTCAAACTATAAGGAGAGCAAAAACAAAAAAATCCCCGCCAAATAGCTTATTAAGCCATCTGGCGGGGATATATCAATGGTCGAGATGACAGGATTCGAACCTGCGACCTCTGCGTCCCGAACGCAGCGCTCTACCAAACTGAGCCACATCTCGATACGTCAATCTTAATCGACTTATATATTATATCACGTGACTTCAGATTTGTCAAGGGCTTTTTGAAAAAAAACTGGAATTCTCTTATTTTACATATCAAACTATCTCACAGAAGCCATAGAGAAATACTCCTGACCGCCGGACTATCGAAAATCATCGACCACAGCCGACCGTGGAAAAACAACACAAATCCGAAATCCCGGCAGATCCTCGGTAACCCCTGACTTACAGGAAGCCGCCAACGGACCCGATCCCAGCCCGCTACCCCCCCAGATGAACTGGCACGCCTGTTTGTACTCCATCGGGTGCTCAAGGCAGTGCATCGTTTTGGCGTCCTCGGGACGGCGGACATACAGCGCTTCCCTTCCGGCAAGATTCAGCAGCCGCTGAGTCTGCTTCGTATCAAACTTGCAGTACACCGCAATGTGCAGTATCTGCACCCGCGTCGGTGTGCGCGTCCCATTCATCATCTGATATCCGTAATTACGGTCTACATTCAGCTCCCTGATCAGCGTCGACCGCTTCACAGACTTCTCCTTCAGAAGCTCCTGCAAATATATCGAGAACTCCGGCGGAGGATTGTCCGCTATCATGTTCATGTCAAGCCGCTTCGTGCGCCGTATACGCGCTTCTATTTCCTCTGTTTTCAT